ATGCCATACGGGGCCGGGCGCGTGGGGGGTGGGGGGTGGTCCCCCTGGGGGTGTGCCGGTGTGGTGGTGTCAGGCGCGGCCGGGGTGGGGTCGTGGTGGTCGTTTGTGGCGTCCCCAGCGGCCGTGTGTGGCTTCGGTGCGGCTCTTGGGGGTGTGGCATGTGGTGCAGAGGGATTCGAGGTTGTCGAGTTCGTCTGGTCCGCCGGTGGCGCGGTTGTGTGTGTGGTCGGCGTGGAGTGTGCCGTCTCCGGGTTGCGCTTGGTGTCCGCATCGTTGGCAGGTGTAGTTGTCGCGGTGGAAGCAGGCTGTTTGGAGCCCGTGGGGTACGGATCGGCCGGGGTTGGTGGACCAGGTCATGTGTCGAGGTCGATCCTCGAGAGTTCGTCCATCACTCCGCAGCAGTGGCATCCGCATTCGCGGCGGGCCTTCTGCGCGGCGGTGAGTGCGTTGGCCCTGCGCATCTGCCGTGCTTGTATCCATCCGGCTGGGATGACGACGAGCATGATGATCCGCGTTGCGACGATCTCCACAACAGCCATCGCTGTCTCGATTCTCGAAGCCCCCGACGAGCGAGCAGGTTTCACGTGTTTGTTCCGGTTGTCGTCACTGGCGTTGTGAACCGGGCGCGGTCACGCTCCGCACCATCCCGGTAGCGGGAAGACAAGGGTTGGAATGACGAAAGCTACGTGCTGGCCTTTGGCACAGAACACGTAGCTTCGCATACCAGCATGCCGTTGCTGGTCAGGACAGTCAAGCGTTCACGCTGTTCGGCGCGCCGCCACCAATGTGAGGGCTTCGTCGAGCCGGTACTTTCCGGCATGGTCTGCCAGCCGCCCCTTGCTGATCCACCCGTCGATCGTGGATCTCGGGACCGGCTTCTTCAGGTAGATGACGAGGGCTGTGCGGAGTTCCTGCCGGGTGTAGAGACGGTCCCGCATAACCGCTTCCATCGTGGCGCGCAATGCTGGGATGTCGACTGTGACACCGCAGGTGTGGCAGTTCTTGAGGTCTGCGTTCTTGCGGCAGTACACGCCTTCGCAGGAGATGCCTTCGGTGTCGGATTGGCATGGGCCGGCGAACTCTTGTTCCTGTGGTCTGTCGATCGCCTGCTTGGCGCGCTTCCATGCGTCGGTGATCTCGTCGACCGCCGTGGCTGCTTCTTCGGTCTTGGCGAGGTCGATGAGGTGGCGGTCGATCCAGTTGGCGTACTGCTGTGCCCGCTGCTCTCCCGGCCATGTGCGGGTGGAGTGCGTGCAGACGTGGGCTACCCATGATCGGAGGGTGCCGTGGACGTCGTGGGCTACGTCTGAGGCGTTCTCGTTGAAGACGAGGGGCCGTTCGGATCGCCCGTATGAGCGGTCTCCGAAGGACACTTGTCTGCATACGGTGTCGTCGAGGTCTTGGCACACCCATTGGTGGAGTTCGCGGAGCTTGGTTGAGAGGGCTTGGATTTCGTGCCGGTCAAGGAACAGGTCGTCGGTCACTGGTGGGTCTCCTCGCCGTGGATGGATGTGAGCCAGGATGTGGCGTCGAATGGGTCGTCGGGGATGTGCCACCGTTCGCGGTCGCCGTACCCGTACTCGAGGACGCCCGGGGTGAGCGTGCCGTACTTCTGCACCATCGCGGCGAGGAAGCCCCTGAGTCCGCCGCATGCCCGTATGTCGTGGTGGAGGCGGGACGGTTTCCGGAGTGTGGGTACCCGGTTCACAATTCGGGTCACGGGGCCTCCAACTCGCTGGGGTCGATCGCAGCGTTGGCGGAGTGGAACCACTGGTTCGCCAGCTGGTCGATGTCGCCGTCGGGGAACAGGACATAGCCGCCCGGGTAGATCATCCTCACGCCGCCGTCGTCGGTCTTCTCGATGACTGACACCTGCAGCGGGTTGACGTACCGCTTGGAGCCGTCAGGGTTGATGAAGCACATCATTCGCATGGTGTCTCCTTGGTGGTGCAGGTGTAGCACTGTCGGTGGGTTTGGAAGACGGGGGTGTGGAAGCGTTCCCACCCGCAGTCGAACCATGTCCCGCAGCAGCATTGGACTTGGATTTGGCCTGCGTGGTTGGTGCCGGCGAGACGCAGGTTGCGGCGTTCCACATGGGCGGGATAGTTGCGGGCATCCACATTCACCATCGACTGCACAGGACGGGTCACGACGCACTACCAAGGATGTGCAGCATTTCTACAGCGAGCAGTCGGGCGCTCCGGATGTTGAGATGCTTGGCTGCGGCGTTGTAGTCGCCGGTCTTGCGGCATTCCTCCATGGCCTGCTCGATGGCGTCCTCGAGTTCCCGTACACGAGACACCAAAGCGGGAACGTCAGTGCGGGCGTGAGCGATAAACTCTGCGTCCGTGGAGGTTGGGGGCCAGCAGCACTCGTTGCGGGCGTGGCGGGCCATGCGCACCTTGAGGATGTTCAGCTCGTGGTAGGGCTCATTGTCCCGAACGATCTTTCGGGTCACCCACGGGTTGCGGGGGCTGTCCTCGTCGTGAAACTCCCACGGTCCGGGTGTCGCCGCTTTGGCTCGGGCTTCGATGGCGTCCAGATCAAGCTCAGACATCGGCCCGCCCTTCGCTCAGACTCTCGAGCGTCTCTACGCCTCGTCTGTAGTCCCGCTTGGCCTGTTTGCGGTTCTCATCCAGTAGCTCCGAGAACTGTTCGGCGGTGTAGGTGACTGCAACGCGCTCCGTGGTCAGGCAGTCGAAGCCGGGTGGTATCTCGGCGGTCCGTGTGTGCTCGACGAACGCTGCCCCTTCGAACGCCCCGATCAGCCAGGGTTTGCTGTCGTTCTTTCGCCGCGGCACATAGCGGGCCAGCTCGCCATTCCTGTGGCGGTAGATCGGGTCTCGGTTGCTCATTGTTCTGTCTCCTCAAGGCATTCGGGTCCACACGAGGTGGGTGGGGATTGATAGCGCTGGCAGACAAGGCACCAGGCGGGAGGGGCGAGGGTCAGGGCAAGCTGGACGGTCACGTGGCGTCCCCCACCGAGCAGAAACACGCCTCGTGCACAGCGAACTTGCACGGCGCGCACATCCCGGAAATCTCCGACAACGCCCCGCAATGGCAGCGGCGCTCAACGAACGTGACTGCGACACAGGCCCGTAGCCAGCCGACCATCACCTCAAGGCCACGACCACGGCGCGGAACCTCGGCTGGGGTGCGACAGACTCCCTGCGGCAACCACCATGTGGGCGGCCCGGTGTTCACCTGCAGGTAGATGTCCCAGCGTGTGGTCTCCCAGCGGTGGATGCGGGATACGGCGTTGTCGGGGTGGAGCCGACGAAGGTAGTCGTTCACTGTGCCTCCTCGATGTGTAGTTCGAGCCACATCTCCCCGATGGCCCGCCCGTTGCTGCCGCGCTTCGACTTCTTCCCTGCCGGATGGATGATCGGTTCGGGTTTCGCCATGTACTGCGGGGTGTCGTCGGGCACCAGCCCATAGCCGGGGTGGGTTTTAGTGCCGGCCGCGAGGGCGTCACAAATCGGTTTGAGGGTGGCTACGAGGTTGTCGGTGTCTCGGCGGCGGTTGTCGCATGGCCGGTAGTGGAGCTGTACGGACGTGTGGGCGACGTTTCGGGGCAATTGGTGCAGGACAGCCAGGAGTTGCACTTGCTGGCGTATGCGGGCTGTCAGGGCGCTTTTCGCCATCGCCGCACCCTTGGTGTATCCGCGGTCGTTCATCGACAGGGGTGGTTTCGTCCACGGCAAATCGATTCGATGCGTGCTCATCGCCCACCCCGCAGCGTCTCGTCCTCAGCGAAGCTGTACCCCTTGACGCGCGGGTTGTTGGCACCGAAGTTCACATGCCAGTGTTCGCCGTTCGCCAGTTCCAGCGACATCCAGAACTGGGCGTCGCCCATCATCTCGAAGTGGATGCACTTGACGTTGTGGGCCACGATCTCGTCGAGGGTGTCGCCGTACCAGCGGAACTCGGTGCCGTCACTGCGGGTGTCGATGCGCTTTTCGTCGCTCATGCTGATCTTCTTCCGTGAGAACACTTCCGGTTGCTGGGTTCCATCTCGCCGTGCTCGTTCTCCTCGAGAATCCACTCGGCCTCGTCGCATCTCGAGCAGCTGTCGATCAATTCCTTCTTCGCGGTCCGTGCCTCATCGAGTGATCTGGCGCCGTCGTTGATGTGTTGGGTATCCCACCGTTCGCGTGCGAGTCGGTACTCCTTGCATTGACCGCAGGCGGGTGTGAATTCGCTGTTGATGTGTTTGGGACATTTCGGGGGTGGGGGTTCGTTTTTCGCGCGATTCGCGCCGCCACCCTCCCCCTTAAAGTGACCACTAGAAGAACGGTCGGGTCGGGTCGGGTCGGGTCGGGTCGGGGGGAGCGAAGTCACAGAGTCTGTCACGCTGTCTGTCACGCGTGACTCACTGTGTGACAGACCTAGTGCGTCACGCCGCTTCTTCTCCGCAGCTTCGCGAGCCTTTCTCTGTCTCTCACGCGCTTCCTCACGGCGCTTCTTCACCGTGTCGCTGGTCTCCTGGTACTGATCCCAGTCGTGGAACCGCCAACCACCAGACGCCTCCAACCACAGCCCGGACTCCACCAACTCCCCTGCCGCATCAGGCTCACCGAGCAACCGCAGGACCGCGGTCTTGATGAACCCGTCGGTGAGGTGTTGGCAGCTGTAGGCGCCGGCCCGAACCCAGAGGGCTACTGCATCGTTGGTGAGGGTCGCCGATTTGGGATGCGACCAGAACCCGTCGTCCACTTTGAACCAAGTCATCTGCTGCGTGGCCCCCCCGCGGTGTGGAACTCTCCGAGCAGGATCTCGGCAGCGCGTTCTGCTGCGTGCTGGGTGGGTTCGCGGCTCTCGAGGTACCTGACAGCCTCGGCAATACGTTCCGGCCAGAACATGGCGTATGTGCGGGCGAGCTTCGCGCGGTTGCACACGTCGCACAGGCACCGCAGGTTCTCCGGGTCGTTCGTGCCTCCCCGCGAGTACGGGGTGATGTGGTCGATCTCCAGTTGTCGGTACGGGCCTCCCATGAATGGGCAGTACCGGCCTTTGCTTGCCTCTGCCTGCTCGCGAGGAAAGACCAGCCCGCAGTCCTGGCAGGTGTAGTCGTCACGCCGCCAGATGGACAGACGGAGCTCGTGCTTCATCTTCGGTCGATGCTTGCCTGCCACTACTGCACCTCCTCGTCGCGGTAGTAGTCGTCGGCGCCCTCGGCGTGTGCAGCCTTCCGCCACTCACGCTTCTCGGCGGCGCGTCCGATCTCGTATTCCTGGTTGCCGCACCACGGGTGGCAGCGTCCGATCTTCTTGAAGGTGGATCGCAGCATCCGGCTCATTGCTGCACCTCCTCGTGTTCGCGTGTGTGCCGGGCGATGTCAGCCATCCAGCCGACGAACCCGTACACGCTGGTTTTGGGGATGGTGTGGCCGCAGGTAGCGCACACCCACGTTTCGACGTCGGTGGCGCTCATGGGCATATCTCCCCGATCCAGTGGCCGTGCCTCCAGTTGCTGCTGCGCTTAGCGTCCGGACCGAACGCGCCACCTCCGAGACGCCGCATGATGCGCGCCTTGAACTCTTCAAGGTCCTGCTGCGCCCTCTCCCGGTGGCCCTCCCACATGCTCCAGGACGCCTCGACTGCGTCAGCGAGGGCTGCGTACGCGGCTGCCTTCTCGCGCAGTGCGTCGGGTGTGAAGGCAGGCGAAGTGGGTTGGGTGACGACGTGGGCGATAGCGAGATGTGCGGATCGGTTGTTGCGGGCGCACAGGTCACCGTTCTTGAGGGTGATGATCTCGATACTGTTGTCCGACATCACGCACCCGCTTTCGGGGTCCAACCGGCGCCGAGTTCGCGTGTGATGATCGCATCCACAGCGTCGGCGTGCATCGTCCCGTACGTGTCGTCATCACCTGAGGCGACCAACACCTCCTCAGTGCGGGTGTACGGCGCCCACAGCTCCCACTCGCCATGTCGCGCGCGGAAGTAGAACGGCACGCCGTCGAATGTGTGGCCGGACAACTGGGTGGGGTAGCTGCCGTATGCGTGCCGTCTTGGGTCTCGCGCCTCCGCGATCCCCCGAATGTCGGATACCTTGATCGGCTCCCCCGCGGCGACCTTGCGGTCGTACTCCGCTTGGACGGCCAACGCGTGATCGCTGTAGTAGTTGCGGCTAGAATCTGTCATTGGCTGAACTCCTTGTCAGTTCGGTCAGTGGCCGGGGTGTTCACAGCACCCTGGCCACCCCTCATTCTACCCCCGGTGGTGGGTGTTTCCTGTTGTGTCGCATCGTGTTTGCGCATTACAGCTCCTGTGTTTCCAAATGCGGCATGCTGTCCCAGCGGATGCGTGTCCAGTGCCGGAACGTGAGGCCGTTGAGGGGTTCGAGGTCGCGGCCGAACGTCAGCCAACCGTCGGCGCCCGGGGTGATGTCGTTGGCGTGTTCGCGGTCGAGGATGCGACGCCGGTTCGATGCGGGCACCAAATATTGGTGGGTGTCGCCGTCCCACACGATCGGCTGGTCGCCCATCTGGTTGCCGAACTCGACGACCTGCAACAGATCAGTCATGAGGAGCCACCATCGATCAGTGCGGCGACTTGGGCGCTGTCTAGGACCGCCTCGGCCGGTGCCCCCAGTGCTAGGTGGAGGCGTGCGAATACTCCGATGGCTCCGGGGTGGTCGACGTACAAATCTGCGGGCCGGTGCGTTTCGTCGAAACAGGCTCGTGCGTCGGTGCTTGAGTAGACCCACCTGTCGCCGCGTTGCCGAATGCTGACTGTCCACCCATCTTCGCCAAAGCGGTGGTGCTGAATTCGCTCGAACGGGCTGGGGTACTGGAAGCCGAGTCTCACGATGCACCACCGTCGTACGGGTTGGGTGGCGGATCATTCGGTACCCCAGCCGGGCCGCTAGGGCTCCACGTCGAGCCGGCTTCGAAACCTTCGTCCCATGCCTGCGCCATGGCATCGTGATCCACGGTCGCGCGTCCGGTATGTACACGCGGGTCAGGTGTCAGCCCGAAGGATTCGAGCAACCACGCTTGAAAATGCTCCCAGCGGGTGGCCCAACCCCAGGAGCCGCCAGTCCATGCCCATAGGTCGCCGCAGTTGTCACAGCGCCATAGGTCGCCGTCTGTGTGTCCGCCTCCAGGGGTGAGGCATTGGTGCGGCTCCGTACTGCGGATGACCCAGCCCATTAGAGCCACCCCCGCCCGGTGACCCGGTTGTGTTCGATCTCGCGGGCATTACGTCGATTGTTGAGCCACCACACGATTCCGCCGGCGGTTGTGAGGAGGGCGCAGAGGATGACGGCGGCAATCACGACACACCACCGAACAGCGACATAGTCCGACGTGAGAGGCGTTTGGCGGTCAGCTCGCAGTAGCGTTCCGACTTCTCGATGCCGATCGCCCGTACGCCAGCATCGGCCGCAGCGTGAAGGGTTGTCCCGCTGCCTGAGAATGGGTCCAGCACGAGGGCTGGATCGGTTGTTTCGATGGCGCGGGCGGGGATGCCAATGGGGAACGGGGCGGGGTGTTCCGGGTTCGGCTGCTGGTTGACGCGCCAAACGTCACCGAGACCAGATGCGCCTTTGCTCTTCAGGCGGAAGGCGGGTTTGGCGAGCACCATGATCCACTCGTGTGTAGGTACGTAGTGGGTTGGTGCGTAGTTCATTCCACCGGCTCTGGCCCATACGATGATCTGCCTCAGTGGTAGGCCAGGATTCAGCTCTAGCGGCATCCAGAGCGTCGACGCCTGGACACGAGGCTTGTGGTTGTAGAAGATCGCCCCCGTGTCGCGAAGGGTGCCCCAGCAGGCCGTGAGGACGTCGCGCTGCCACTGTGTGTAGACCGCTGGGGGCATGGCGTCGTCATGATCGGCGTAGTTGATCCCGTCCTTGTTTGTGCCGCCCCACTTCGCTTGTCCGCCGCGAGTCTGGCCGTTCTTGTAGTGACCGAACCCTCCGCCCGCGTTCACGCCGAGGTTGTAGGGCGGACTAGTCACGATAAGGTCCACGCCAGACAGCGAGGGGAGAACGTCAAGACAGTCACCGTGGTACAACGTGACTAGGTCGTCGGTGTAGTACGGCGCGCTCACGCTTCACCACCGCTCTCATCCTTGGCGATCATCTTGCGGATGCGGTCGGCGATTCCGTACGAACGTTGATCGCCGGTATCGACGTACTGGCCTTCCAGGACCGACGCGATGTGCTCCCAGTCGCCACGATCGCCGAGCATCTCGGCGAGAAGCTCGCGTTCCCGAAGCTTCTGCCTGATCTTGGTGGCCGGCAGATGAGGCTCGGCCAGGTGCAGGTTGCGGATCGACTTGACAACATCAGCGGCTGTCGAAACCCTTCCGGCACCAGCCTCGGCGATGTCGAGACCCACCGAGATGTAGTCACGGATGACATCCCGTGCGATCGCTCCGACAACCTCATCGACCCTGTCGCGGTTCGACCTCTCGACCGCAGACAAAATCCGCTCGGCGTACACCTGCTCCCGACCAGCCTTCACCCCAGTCGCGAAACCGGACTTCACCCCGGTCTCAAACATGCGGTTATCCGCCTTGATCCGCTCCGCCAACGTCTCCGGCGGCATCAACACCTCATCGAGGCGATTCACACCAACCCTATTCTCGTCGCTCATGCTTCACCGCCGATGATGTTGAGGATGTGGCGGGCGAGTCCGCTGTGTCCGCCGTCCTGGTCGACGTCGGCGGCGACAGCCTGGATGCGGGCGAGGGTGACGAGAGCGGCATCACGTTCGGTCTCGGCCTTTTCACATCCGGCCGCTCGGATGGCGAGACGTAGTGCCCGGTCGCGCTCCTGGTCGACGGCATCGAGGAGTCCCTGGACGAGAGTCGGTGATGCAGCGATGAACTCGGCGTCAGCGCGGCCTTGCGGGCATCGCTCTGAGACATACGCCGTACCCGGCATGCCATCCTCGGCGTAGACGGCCTGGTCGTACCCATCATCCTCAACGGTCCAGTCGCCCGAGGTGATGCCTTGCAGGAGTCGGCGGGCGTCGGCCCGCACATCGTCAGTCATCGGACACCTCCGAGAGGAGCTCCAGGTCCGCCGTGTACCAGGAGCTTTGAGAACCGTCGTTTCGGCGCACCAGTGTGCGGTGGTCCATCACTTCGATGACCACGCCCTGCATGTCGGGTGAGTCCCAGATGAAGACGCGGTCGCCGGGTTGAAAGTCGCTCATTTGCAGTCGCCTCCGGGATTGGTGGGGTCGCCGTGGATGGCGCAGAAGTTGGAGACGGTCTTGTCGGGGATGCAGTTGCACGTGTAGCCGTACGTCGTGGCCATCTGGCGCTGGGAGGGCGTCATCGCCGCCTTCTCCACCACATCGTCTGCGGTGGCCTCAGATTCGAGACGATCAGCGCAAGCAAGGCGGTCCGCGAGGTTGAAGAGGTCGACAGCGGATAGCGGGTGCCGGTGTCCGAAGCCGTTCTGCTCGTTCGGCACGACAACAGAAGCGATGAGATGTCCCGCGAATCTCAGGTGGTCGGGGTTGCTGGCGTCTGGTGTGCGGGCTTTCTCCGCTTCCGCCCGCCATTGATCACGCTCAGCGGCGATCTCGTCCAAGCGCGCCCGAACCATCTCGGCGTACGTGCCACGCTCGGGCAGCGTTGAGATGTCGCCAATGAGTGGATGAGACGCGACTACACGCCACGCCGCCGCATCCTGGTTTCTCTGGCTGTACGGGTCGTCCACCTCGCGTTCCAGGGCTTCGATCTCGACGGGCTTCTTCCGGTACTTCTTCGCTTCACTCATGGTGTTCCTTCGCAGATTTGGGTGGTGTAGCCCGCTGTTCGCAACGTGCGGTCCAGCAGGTTGGCGGTGGTCGGGTTGTGGCATACGGTGTGCCGCCACAGACCGTCGAACCACCACACGTAGAGGCGGGTCACGACGAACCGCCGAGACGCACGAGCGTTCCGTCGAGACCGCTATCAGCCAGTCGGTCGGCGTCCTCGGTACCGTAAGCAACAAGGCACGAGGGCGCGCCAGCGTTGGCCGCAGCGCGCTCTCCGTCGGAGTAGTGAAAATGCAGGCGCCCATGCAGGAATAGGACGGCCGACGCTCGTTGCCATACTGTCGCGACGAACCACGCTGTCTCGGTCCGGGCGAAGACCAGCGCAGTACCGCGACCGTGGTGGGCGAGCCTGGCTAGCCACTTCACCGCTTCACGCGAATACGGAGGGTTAAGCCAGACCCGACCGTGCCACGGCTCCGCGAGTCCGTCAGTCGGCAGCGTGTAGTGCTTGGTCGCGGTATCCCAGGGGCGAGGCTCTGGCGCGGCGCAGGGGTCGAGATCGAATGGCCCGAGTGCGTCGATGATGTGTGGCGGGGTGAGCCATGTGTCGGTGATCATGCGGGCGGACTGATGCCCACCCATCGCAAGTCCTCTGCCCATGGTCAGCACACCGCCCCAGTGCCGTTCGATCCTCCCGGGTACGGGTGGGTGCAGTTGGGGCAGCACAACCGTTCGGCGCACACGGTGAGCAGGGTTTGGCAGTACCCACACACGACGGGCCGCTCATCCTCGTCGGTGTCGACGTACGCACAGGGACAACCGATACCGTCCCAGTTGAAGCACAGCTCCTGTTCGCATCTCATGGTCAGTACACCGCCCCGGTGGTGGTGTCATGGTGGCGGTCGACGATGACCAACCTCCACGGAACGACGTGGCAGTCGTTGTACTCGTAGAACGGTCGGCTGCCGAACATGGCGTCGATGGCGTTGAGAGCCCCAGCCTTCCGCCGATAGCCTTCACCGCTGGCGAGGATCTGACCGTTGCGGGACTTACACCGCCAACGCCACTCGAACGGCAACGGCGGATTCCAGTCGGACACTCTCGGTCGTTCGGCGTACACCTCGATGGTGCCGCGATACCGGGCCGGCGACGAATCGTAGTCAATCACTGGACCTCCACCACCCCACCCACCAGAGCGGCCTGACGCCTGGCTGCACGCACCGCATTCGATTTGGTGTCATAGGTTTTCGGGGAGATCGCCCCAGCGGAGCCGTTGCGGGCGATCTGCGCCCACTGGTAGCCCTTCCGCGACTTGGTCACCACCACACGGTTTGCGGCAGGAGTAGGAGTGTCCGCCAGGTACCTTCTGGCCACATCCTCGTGGGTGTCGTCGCTCTCATCCCACTGGCGGACTACGCGGTTGCCGTCCAGCCACTCCAGGAAGTTGATCAGATCCAGCTCGTTCATTCGTTGTCTCCGTCTCGTGTTCGCCCCACACAGGGCATACGTCGTGTTGTTTCAGCACCCGTTGCGGGAGAACGCAGTACGCAAAGCTCCCCCGGCCTGACAGCACACTCAGGGCACGCCTTCTCGATCGCCCCATACAGGAGGTACGTCTCAGGGACCTCAGCCCACCGCATCGCACACCTCCTCGTAGCCGCCCCACTCGTTCAGCAGCAGCCACCGGCGGGTCGAATGCCAGATCGGGCGCACAGCCTCATCCTCGAATGACCACACCTTGAACCCCTCGGCGTGAGCAGCTTTCGGCTCGACAGTCGCCCAGCCGTGGCAGAGTCGGACGCCGTCGCCGCAGAGCGCCACACAGTTCTGCGGCGACCACACACCGCCCTGGGATCGGTTCTTGCGGTGATGGATTGTGGTGCCGTACTGGCCGCAGCGTTCACAGAAGCCATCCGCCCGCTCGTTGACGATGCGTCTCGCTGTCTTCTCGTTCATGACGCCACCGTCCGTTGCCGCCACGCCACCGGAACCAACGCCCCAGGCACCCGACGGCCATGCCGCTCGTACTTGCGTTTCAACGAGTTCGGCGCCAACCCCAACCGCGCGCACGCAGCCTCCACACCCACCCCCGACGAGATCAGGTACTCGAAGTCGGTGAAGTCGTCCTCAGGTGTGCGGGGTGTCTGCACCACCTCCGGCTCGTACAAGGGGTCGTCGATGCGGTCCTCATCCCACGCCAGCGGCGGCAACCAACCCTTCGCCTTGGCGCGGCGACGGGCGTTCCGATCCGTCCCAGGAACCATCTGCAACTGCCTGAACAGATCAGCGACCGCGCGTGCAGACGATGCGGTGACACGCTCCGACCGGCCCGTCACCACATCCGAACACCATCCGGTGGATTGGCCGATCCGGGCGCACAGGTCGCGCTGCGGATAGCCGTACGCGACGAGCGCCCGCAACCGTCGAGCCGTGCCCACCGCCACCACCGATACGGCGGCGTTCGTGTACTCGAACTGGTCGCGCGGCACAGGGATGGAGAGGATCTTGTCTGCGGTAGCCCGCAGAACGGACCGGCTCGGCGGCTTCCCTCCCCGCCCGTACAGCAGGTAGGTGATCGCGGTGGGATGAACCCCCGCCTGCCGTAGCGTCTTGTTGTCGACGCCGGCCGCACGCAACGCGTGGAGATGTCCCCGTACCGGTTCTGCAGGAACGTAGCGGGATTCCCACCGCCCGTATGCCTTCTGACGGGTGGAGATGCGGGAGTAGCAAGTACCGCACAGGTTGCGGGCGACAGCCGATCTGCCGCATTCGGTGCATGTCATGCCGCGTCACCTCTGCGCTCAGCGAGGATACGGCGGCGTTCACGCTCCGACTTGCCCCCGAAGATCCCGAACCGTTCTTGGTTCTCGAGCGCCCATTCCAGGCACTGTTCGCGCACATCACACCCGGCGCAGATCGTTTTGGCTTCTGCGGTCGATCCACCCTTCTCAGGGAAGAACATGTCCCCCACATCAACCTGCGAGCAGAGAGCGTCGTCGTGCCATGCCGGCGGCCGGGACAGTCCGGCCATGATGTCGGTGTAGGAGGTGTTGCGATTCAGGACGGACTTCCCTGCCATGACAGGGGCGAGGGCGTGTCGGCGGGTGCTGTCGTCAGCGGTCGACGAAGCGGCGCGCCTTCTGGTTGACCAGTTCTGTGCGGCGAGGTGGTCGGACAATCCCGCGTCATTCCGTTCCGGTTTGGCGGTGGCGGAACGGAATCCGACGAAGAAATCTCTGCTGCTCATTGCTGCTCCTGGAGGTGTTGGCAGGCCACCCGGTGGTAGAGGCACACGGGGCAGTCTTGGATGTTGAAGAGGGGTGTTCCGGGGTGGTGGTTGACACCGACACGACCTGTGCCACCACAGAGTCGGCACGTCATGCTGCTTTCCTCCTACGCATGCGCGACTTGTTGCAGCCCACGCAATCGGAGTAGTAGCGCCGCGTCGTCTTGAACGGGATCGTGCGACTGAACTCATCGAAGTGTTCGGTGATGCCACCAGCACGCCAGGGCGTCCACGAATGAAACCCGACCCGACATCGCCACGGAATCACCTTCGGCCCGCCGCTCATGACGCTTTCTCCTGGGCGCCGAGCTCATCAGCCAGGGTCGTCTGCGCCGCAGCATGATCCGGGGCGGGAGCGGTCTTCAGTTCAGTCGCCAGGTGCTTGATCAGGTCCCCCAGCACACCGGTGCGACCCTCCGCGTCCGTCGTCGGCGCAGCAGCCAGGCGGTGAGACGACACCTCGTCGTGCAGTGCCTTCAACTCATCCACCGACGTCGCCGCCAGAGCACGTTTGCGGTACTCCGCAACCGTGGGAACCTTCTCCCCCTCCGACAGCCAATCCGCGATCTGCGCCGCGAAATCCTCACCCGGCATCGGCACGATCGCCTTCGCCAACGTGTGGATACGGGACTTCGACACCGTCAGGGTGTTGTCGAAATCCAGGTCCCCGACCAGATCAAATTCGTACTCGATACCCTCGCGCTGTTCGGGTTTCATCCCCACCTTGCGGGGCGTCTTCTTCCCCCGCTCGTTGTCCTCGATGACGTACTCCGTCTTGGAGCGCATCGTCACGATGACGTGGCCTGGGTAGGAGACGAGGGCGTCGATCATGCGGCGTTCGTCGGGGCGGACTTCTTTCCACCCGGCGAACGTGTTGCCGCGCACCGCGTGGCGGTCGGCTTGCTCGAGCATCCCGTCGACACCCATCCAGTAGTGGGAGAGGGAGTCGATGATGATGCAGTCGTATTCGCCGGCGGATGCGGCGGCGAGGATGTCGACGAGGCTCTTGGGTGAGAAGCTGTCGGGTTGCAGGGTGTCGAACTTCCACCCGTTGAGGCCGACGTACTTGGAGGCGGAGCCGCGTTCGGTGTCGACGACGGCAACCTTGTTGATGGCGAGACCGTGCCCGAGGGCGAGGGCCGTGTACGTCTTACCCGACCCGGACGGCCCGGTGAGGGCGATGCGGGCGTAGGACGCTTCGCGGGTGGCGGGTTTGAACTCGATGGTCATAGGTCTGCCTCCGCTCTCGAAGCGATGACCTCAAACCCATTGCCATCCTCACGAATCCAATCCCCCGGGTAGGCGGACATGCCGTCGACGTGGATTGCGAGGAGGTGAGGCTTCGGCCGGTACAGGCGTCCGCCACACCACAGGGAGATGCGGAGTGTTTCGCGGTACCGCTCCAGCCACGACCCCTGGTCGGGGAGCTTCTCGACAGTGGTCACAGGGCACCGCCGTTCCGCATCCGGCGACGCTCGGCGCGCTTCATGGCGGCATCGACGTCGAAGTTGATCCGGTAGGTGACGGCCTGATCTGCCTTCCGCCGGCGGTCCACATCGGCGCTAAGTGCGAACAGGAACAGCGCGGAGGTGATGGAACCGGCTGCGGTGATTGCTGTGCCCCAGTGGGTCAGGGTCAGCGACAGAGGAAGGACGATGGCCTGCGGGATCTGGCAGAGCATTACCCACCAGCGGAACCATCTTCTGCGGGCCAGATCGGCCAAGCCTTCGAGCAGCGAGTTCATGGTTGTCTCCAGGGGTCTTGTTGCCCGTAGGCAGGATTCGGGAAGAGAGGCAGATCCTCGTCAGGGTCGGGAGGATCGCAGTCCCCCCATCCGGGGATGTCGTAGGGGTAGTCGGGGCCACGCCACCGAAACCCGCCAGCCGAGATGGCGTGCCGCGTCGTGTAGGTCATAGCGCCACCACCGACTGGACGACGTCGGAGACGTGGACGGCGATGAGACCGCAGTCGGCGCACTCGTAGGGCAGTCCGTCCTCGGCTTCCGCGCGCATCTCAGCGAGGTGCGGGTCGCAGATCAGCAGGCGGTGGTCGCCGCACAATGGATCGGTTGCCCGGCGTCGACCGTGTGCTCGTACGCGCCAGGCAGCGGGGTCGGGACAGTCGTCGTCGTATTCGCATGCCACCTGGGCGTCGAGGTTGGGCATCGCGGCGAGGAGGGCGTCCGGATGAATAGCAGTCACCGCGACACCTCCCGAGCGCACGACGCACACAAACGGACCGTCTCCCCCAACTGGGTGGAGTTCATCGACCGCCGAGATTCTGGTGGGTAGAGGAGGCTACGGCGCACTGTGCCGATCAACGCGCCTGGTTGCCAATGCTGTTTGCAGCGAGGGCATGTCCCTTTGAACTGCGCGGCGTACGCGCCCGGCCCTCTCATGACTCGACACCTTCTCTGGTGACGACGAGGTAGTCGGCGGACCAGATCAGCAGGCAGCACCCGAATGGCGGGCGGTCACCCTTCGGTCCTGGTGTCCAGTCGGGACGGTGGAATCGCATGCGGCCAGGCAGAAACCGGACCTCCAGAACCTTGCCTCGATCACGCTCGGGTTCGACCAGTCCTTGCCACCACGCCTGCTCACACCGGTTGGCGGGCAACAGCATGACAATGCGTTCGAGGTCGACGTGTCCGCCGCGTCCCCACTCGAACCACGCCTTCTCCACCCACGGCCCGATGTCGGAGTAGGGCGGGTTGCACCACACGTTGCCGGTCCACGGCTGCGTGAGACCGTTGTCCTCGATCGTGAAGTAGCTCGGCGCCTTCGCGTTGTGCGGTGCGGCTGCGACATCGAGGGTGAACGCCCCGAACTCGGCTTCAAGCTGAGCGATGAACGCGGGATCGGTGCCTCGGTCGTCGACAGCATCTTTCGCACCACGACGACCCGTCTGCTGCGGGTGATTCTCCGAACGGAATCCGACGATGCTCATGACGCCGCCTGCAAGGGTGGGAACTCGATGCGATGCACCTGCAACGCCACCGACATCAGAGCGTTCGACCACTCCAACGCCTGCTTCACCGTGCAGTGCACATCGGTGACGTCGCCACCCGCACCGACCTGAACGATCCGGTACTCACCCTTGTGTGGGCCGTCGGTGATCACCCCATGCGTGAGGTAGGTGGGTCCGTGGCAGGTGTCGACCTGAATGGCCGGCGCCTCACACAACAACATGTGACTCATGACGCGGCCCCAATCTTGTAGTCGGAGACCACCACTCCGTTCTTCTTGTTGCCCCTGACTTGCCAACCCCACCAGTAGGTTCCGACGTGCTGTCCAAGAAGCGGAGCGTCAGCAGTGAAGGTCTTGAAGTGCCCTCGGACACGATGAAGCGAATGCTCCGTTTCGCTGCTATCACGTCGTTGAGTCGTTCTATCGGCCCGTTCTTCATGCCCGGGGACGAGAATGGTCCTGTATGTCACACCTAGATTTCGCCGGCGCTGTTTCCTGCCGATTGGCACCTGTGATTGGATCTCGCGAGTAGTGACGTTCTTGCAGTTCATGAGACCGATTGCAAGGAGCGCCGGTGGTGTTATTGACCCTAGTAGTTCGACGGTCATTCGAGCGTCCTCGGGGGTCCCCGGGCCACACCACTGCACTTCCCTGAGCTGCATGCCCTGACGGTCAACCTGAACTAGCCCAGTAAACGGGATCATGATCGCCATCCCCTCACGCAATGCGTGAATGGTGATTGTGAATGCGTGCTCCGCGCGACTGTCGAAGTTAACGACAGCAGGTGGGAATCCTGGGATATGAAACTGCGCCCGTCTTGAGTCTGGTATCTCAAACTCTTGCGTCAGTGCAGCCATCTTGATTCCACCGATTTCGAAATTCTCGGTGGAGCCGTCGAATACATTCCGCATCGGAACGGCTGGTGCCGCCGATACAGCTCTCTTGTTGTCCGAAAGCCACTCTTTCGGCTGATCCCACTCGAACCACATCGCCGGAAAAGGTAGCCGCACTGGCGGGTAGTCGCGTTCACGATGCCAGTGCTCTTTCGGCGTCTGCCAGTACATATCGGCAGCAACGTCCGCACGAACCTTAACGGCACCCCACGCTATGTCGACTTGCTCAACTACATCCCGGGCGAGCGTGTGCCTCCTCTTTAGGAGTCGATCCAAAACGGGCATCGGTTGCAGGCTCATCGTTCTCCTCCGTCCGGAGGCAACGCCCGCAACACCCGACCCACCACATCGAAGTCATCCCGATCCCGGGGAGGAGTCGGCAGGCAGAACGCCACCACGGTGATGAACCCGAACGTCGCGATGATCACGTACGCGAGGAACGCATCCGGGTCGGCCGGCGGCCACACAGCATTCACCCACAACACCAGCAGCACATACAGCGGCACCACAACCGCGGCCCGCATCATGACGCCAACTCCCCCGGAGCAGGCTGCGGCAACTCATTCCGCCACCGCAACAACTCCTCGTGATCCACGAAGTACCGTCCCCCGTACTGGCGGAACAAGATACGACCCGCCTTGTACTCGCGGCGCAACGTCTTCTCAGACACCCGCAACAACGCCGCCGCCTCTTTCAACGGGTATTGCAGCGGATGCCCGGCCGGTCTCAAATCCTCGTCAGTCATGCGCCCAGCTCCTTCATGTCGTCGGATGTGAGCAGCACCAAACCCGTGCTGTGCTCGTTGACCGGCAACCCCTCAGCGGCGAGAGCGTCACGCAGTGCGATCTCCATCTGCGGTCTCACACGCGGGGTGAACCGTCTTCTGCCGCCGTGGTTGCCGTTGTCGTGCGGGTAGAAGTACTGGCGCCCCTTCGCTGTCGGCTTGCGGTGGTCGTAGCCGTCGCGCACCTCCCCATCCGGGCGGACGCGGGTGTTGCGTTGGTTGATGAGGTAGCCGTGGTCGTACAGGTGGGCGTCGAAGTCGGTCTTGCGGACGTCGGAGAAGTACTTCTTGCCGAACGTGGTGGGGTCGATCCCGTCGCCGCCCTCGATGGCTTTGCGGTGCTTCTCTTCGACAGCGAGTTTCCGTTCGGCCTTCTCTGCGCGGATGCGTTCCCCGCGGGCGATCTCGACAGCCTTCGCGACGCGATTGTTGGCGAGCTCCAACTCGTCGAGCGGGTCGCCCAGCGTGTGAGTTGCGGTCTCGGCTTCGCGGGTCTTGATGACGAAGTAGTTTTGCGCGGAGGCGATCTCGGGTTTGCGGGGGTCGCCGTTGAGGGCGATGAGGTAGCAGGCGTACCGCGACAGATGGTGGTCCTTGGCGGCGGGTCCACTAGCTGCAACTTTGGCGGCGCCGACAAAGTGGTCGGAGACGATGTAGCCGGCGTTGCTGGCGGAGATGCGGGCGCGGTCGATGGCGCCGTCGAACTTGCGCCACTCGTCGTAGCCGAGCATGGGCATGAGGTCGCGGGCGGACCAGTACTCGCGGCCCTCCGGGGTGACTCTTCTGATGGCATCGAACGGCGAACCGTCGCTGTCGTGCGGGGTGATATTGTGGGGCACGAACTTCTCCTTTGTTAGATGTTCTGGGCCACCCGGTGTTCGCGCACCGAGGTGGCCGTTTTCACTCGTGCGGGAAGTTGGTGACCGGGGCGGCGCTCTCCACCCCGGTCTGCGCGACCGCCTGGGCCTGTGAGAAACCCCTGCCGCGCGAACCCGCACACCGACAGCGATCGATGCGCGAGTGATCTGAGAAGGTCGACGTCAACGAACGGACGATCGACCGGGCGGGACTGACACGAATGTCCTCGACAGGGACCGTGATCAGTTGCGGGCCGGTGGCGGGTAGATCAACCACGGCGTCTGCGTACTCACCGCAGTAGCCGTGGATGCCCAGTACGGGGTAGGACTCGCGGCGGTTCGGACGCCACACCGCCGACGTCACGACGCACCGCCATCCATCCATCGCAGGAGGGAGATGACGGCGCCAACTGTCGGCGACTGCTCACCGGATTCGATGCGGATGAGAGAGGTCGCGCTCACTCCGCATTCGTCCGCTGCGGCACGCAGGCTCAGTCGACGGCCACGCCGGTACTCGCGCACGATCAGTCCGATGTGGTCGAGGGTGTCGGCGATGTCGGCGTAGTAGGTCAGCTCAGTCATGATTCCCGGTCCTCTTCGGTGCACCGGGGGCAATAGCCATCCACGATCTGGCTCTTACGCCACGCGTGAAGGCAGGATTCGCATGTGCCGATTGAATGGAGTTCTGACATCACGGCAGCAGCAACGTGGGCTTCGTGATCTCCGACGATGTCGCCGCATTCGCACTGCACCTTGTTCTCCCACCATGTGCGTCCTCGTGCGAGATGTGCACGAAGGGCCTTTCGCACGACTCGCTCGGATGATGGAGTGGACCCGTCAAGTAGTGGCATCGCTAGTCGCCCTCGATCATCGACACGTACTTGTCGACTACTGCGCGAGCCATCTGCATGTATCTTTCTCTGGTAGCGTCTGACGCCAACATAAACAGCCTTGACGTGTCCACTTCGTACAAATCAGATGCGATGCCTTGGACAGGCATCCCTTTAATAACGGCGACCGCCACGCATTCATGATTGGTTTCGGAGTTCGAGTTCATGGTGAGTCCTCTGCTTTGAGTGTTCCGAGAATGTATGACCTGTCGGTCAAGTAGGTGATTCCGTTGTTGTGCCGCGATGCCACATAAGCGCGGCCTGAAGCTCCGCACCTCGACTGTGCCGAATGCGCTTTGTCGCGTGTCGGATAAGGCTGCGTAGTAAAGGCGAGTTCATCCCGTTCGTGTTGCAAAACAATGACCACCGATTCGCCCTCAGCCAGTGAAGTTGGTGTCGCCTGAGCCAGAATGAGCATGAGTTTGTCCACGTATCTCATCGGCCCATTGCCTTTACATGCGCGTTGTGAACTTCTGGTTTGCCGTTCACCATGCAGAACGTGGCGCTATACGCCCCACACCGGCCACAGTCCACACCGCCGTACTGACGCACATACCAGTTATGAGGCCACTTTCCTTTACAGAGATCGGCCTCGTCCTCGGCCACATGGCGGACAGTTCGGACGCCCTCTTCTACATCGGTATGCACCCACGGCCCACACCAACAGGAATGACCCTCGAGGACGTGGACACGCTCGTCGGACCATTGCTCAGGCAGAATGTGCTTGTCGTTCATGCGAGATCACCCTCTTCGAGATGCCCCTCTTCGATGAGGTCGGCAATGTCGAAACCCGCCCGCCCAGCCAGTTTTCGGACGATGGCGGAAAGTCGATGGATGCGGTCTTCACCAAGAGGTTGCGGACATTGTTCGGCCGCAACCTCAACCCAGAACATCAACGCACTTGGGTCATAAACGGTCGCAATCAAGATATCCTTATGCCCATCCGCGGTTTGCAGAGCGTTGGTCCATAACAGCTGGTGGACTCCCCAAAAGGGCTCCAAGCGGTAACCCGGAAACATATTCGAGAAGCTGGCGGCAATGCTCGTGTCGTTCATGCGCCACCCGCACTAAGGTGCTCTCGTACCGCGAACGCAATGTCAGCGACAGAACCAGGAATCATGCTGTTCGGAATGGCTTCAATAACTCGGGCAATCTCGGCGTCAGACAAGTCATCGATCCCCGACCAACCACGCAGATCTCGGACAGTGATAACGGCATCGTCCAAATCGATACCCATCCCCCATGTCGTGCCACTCATGCCACACCGCCAACGGCACGCGGACGGAACGGACCCCTAGGTTCGAAGCGATCCCCATGGTCGCCGTAACCCTCACGAGGGCTGAAGGTGTAACCGCCTCGCGGCGCCCTCGGCGCACCGGGCTCGCTAACGTGGACCCATGGCAGCGGGTCGCGATTGCGCTCCGCCAACGACTCCGGCGGCATCAACACTTCATCCAGCGGGTTCCCGCCAGCCTCACCCTCGATGGGCTGCTGAGGACTGTCCTTCGCCGCGGTCATGCCGGGACCCGCTTTCCGTCGCTGTGCACATCGCTTGAAACAGCGGTGCCGACTTCGATCTCGTGAGCCTCGAACAGTTCCTCCCAGGGAACGTCCAGGCGTGCCGCGATCGCAATCGCGAAGTCCTCCGAAATGGTGCGCATCTTGCCCTGCTCGATTAGCGAGATCGACTGCTGCGACTTGTTCACCAGGTAGGCCAGTTCGTCCTGGCTGAACCTCTTCCACTTACGCCGGCGGCGGATGGCCGCAGGGTCTTTCACCCTCATCCAGTACTCCTTCCGCTGCCGCGGTGGTCGCTTGCGTCTCATGGTGCCCTCCTCTAGTTGGAATTACAAGTGCAGTACACAGCACTTGATACCTACTTGTCAACACCACAAGGGACGACCACCTGCATTGGTCTGCAATGATGCACTTGACACTTGTAATCAGACTGGTGTCGCCACATGGCACAAGAAACAACCGATAAGGGACTCTTCAGTCGTGAACGAGACCGACACCCTCCGCGGCCTGATCGAAAAGGCCAAGCGTGAACGCGACCTGTCAGTGCGACAGCTCGCGATCCTCGCGCAGAAGGAAGGGCACAAAATCGTCGGCACCACACTGAGCGGAATCGTCAAAGGCACCTACAAATCGGAGCCCAGCAACGAGACCCTCGAAGCCATCGCCTGGCTTGCTGGTGAAGACGAAGAGGTCGCGTTCGCAGCAGCAGGCCGTAACGTCCCGGGACCGCCCTTCGCGGATGAACTACCGCCCGGAGTCGACGACCTGTCCAAGAGCGAGCGACGCGCAGCTATCGAGATACTGCGAACGCTCGTCGCGCAACGACGGGAGATCAACCGCTATGTGGATTCGTCATCTGGTTCGGAGGAACCGCCAGCACCGAGCGAAGGTGGACCGACCCAGAAGACCGGGAACAAGGTCACACCCTTGCCGAAGCGAAATCAAACCCTCAAGCCTGATGTTCCAAAAGCTGCACGCAAACGCGATCGCCGGTTCCCACCTCAGGACCCGGAAGCATAAATGCCATCCGTGTAGTTCCTGGTCACAGCGTTTTGTGTCGGTGGGACGTGTTCACATTCGGACATGACTCGATGGCATCCATGGCGTTCAGCCCGCGACATGTACCCGCACATCGCGATCGACTGCACCAAACGCCTAGACCCCGGCACCATGGGACTGATCGGTGAGCGCACCATCTGGCTACACCGTGGCCTCACCCAGGCCGAACGGCGGTGCACGCTCACCCACGAGTTGCTGCACATCGAGATGCCGGACGCCGACGAGGAGACCATCGAGCGCGAGACCGCCCGCCGGTTGATCACCCTGCCCCAACTGGTGGACGCGTTTCGGTGGCTCAGGCACCCGGACGTCTCCGAGCTCGCCGAGCACCTGTGGGTGGACGAGCAGACGGCCTGGACGCGGATGCAGAACCTCGACCCGATCGAGGTAGCTGAGATCGAGGCGGCAACCGAAGGAGACTGGTCCTGGAGTGACGTCGCATGACCGACGAGGAAAGACGCATGCTCGACCTCGCGGGCGAGCGCTGGAACTACCCGGGGAACCTCGAACAGATGATTCGGGACGAGTTCGGCATCTCGCTCACCCGGTTTTGGCAGATAGTAAATAGGCTTCTGGATACTCGTGAAGCCTTGGAATATTCACCGCAGGTGGTCAACCGTTTGCGCCGCTTACGAACTCGGAGAACCTCATGAAACGCGTCCTCGCTGTAGCTGCAGCCGCTCTCTTCGCTACCACTCTCGGGACAGGCGTGGCTGACGCATCGCCCCGCGACATCACCCCGACCATCGCGTTCCCTGGCGAACACGTCCGCTACTTCTTCTCCTCCGACACACCCCGCAACGACATCGCTTACTACGCAGCCGGCGGGAAGCTGGTCGTCGCTCGCAATGTCACCTTCCAGCCCACCCTGATCAACATCGGATCGGGGCCGCGCTACCACACCCACCGTGCGTTCACGTCGCCCGGACGCCAGTTGATCGGCTCGACGATGCAGACGTACGGCTGGTCGGCGCAATGCCAGGTGCAGTTAGACGGGCGGACGGTCGATTCGGCGTACGTGCCGGGACGGCGAAACGCCAACGCCAACTGCTAGTCAGGAAGGGCAAGTAGTTTCTCGAGCTGCCCGAGCGCGGCGCGGGTGAGGTCGGTGGACGTGTGGGCGTACTGGCGGGCCATCGCAGAGGTTGAGTGGCCGAGTATCTGCATTCGTACCGCTTCTTCGACACCAGCCTCTTGCAACAGGGTGGCGACGGTGTGGCGGGCGGCATGCTGATCCGGGGCATCCTCCGCCGTGTCCACAACACCTGCGGCCACACAGACGTGTTTCCAGGCGTCGGTGTCGTCACGAGGTAGAACAGCGGCACCATCGGCGCGGGTGAACACCAACCCGGTCGTGGGGCGTCCTCGTTGCTCCCAGAGTGCTGTGAGGGCCGCGATCACAGGCGGCAACAACGGGACAAGCCGACGCGACCCTGCCGTCTTGGTGGGGACCAGGCAGGCCGTCCAGTGCACGGGGACGAACGTGAAGGTGGCGGGTACGTCGAACGCCTCCCGCGGATAGATGTCACTGTCGGGGCGTGGACCCTTCTTCAGCTTGAGTCGGGCGAGCTGCCAGGAGATGTCGATGACGCCGAGCTGGAGGTCGACGCGGTCCCAGGTGAGACCCAACGCTTCGGCTTGGCGTGCCCCGGTGAGGAGTGCGAGGGACCAGCGTGCGGCGGCGTGCGCATCCTGGCCGGCGACGTGGAGGAGTAGGGTGCGGGCCTGGTCGACGGTGAGGGGTTGGCGTTCCTCCGAGCGGGCTTGTGGTCGGTCCATGCGGTCGCATGGGTTGGTGCTGATCTTGCCGTCTTTCACCGCATCCCCCAATGCTTTTGCCAGCACGGAGTAGGCGGCTTGGGCGGTGCGGGTCGAATGCTTGTCGGTCACCTGGGTGACCATGCGACGGATGTCGGTGGGGGTGAGCTTGCCGAGTTTCTTCGACCCGAGGTGCGGGATCAGTTGGTGCTTGATGGTGGAGCGGTAGGTCGCGAGGGTGCGGGGTTTCAGGCGTGGGGCGGCGATGGTGTCGAGCCAGTAGGTCAGCCATTTCTCGACGGTGATTTGGCCGGCGTTGGGGAGGATGCCGTTGGCGAGGTCTTTGCGCATCTCGGCGAGCTGGGTGACGGCGTCGGCGTATTTCTTCCGCCCGCGTTGGTAGTAGGTGCCGTCGGGGAGGAGGACTTGGGCCATCCACATACCGTCGGACTTCCGTTGGTACAGTCCGCCTTCACCTTTGGCACGACGCCGCTTCTTCGGGGGCATATCCGCTCACTTACGTTTGTACTTACGTTTAGCTGAGTCTATCCCCTGTCTAGACATTAACCCGAAAAACTCAGTCACCTGCGGGTATTGGGCTGGCCTTGACAGTAACCCCACCATCAGCATACCCCCAAACACAGCTTCCCAAGCTGAATACGCGGGTTCGATTCCCGTCATCGGCTCCAGGTCAGAGGGCATTTTCACCCCGACGCTTACGTTTAGCCTTACGTGTATTTTGCAAAGTGAGGTCCAACCCCCAGCCTGCGGATGCATGGCCCCGCTGGATACGAGTGGAGCTAAGGGGACTCGAACCCCTTAACAGTTCGGCATACATGCAGGTCAAAGGCACTTTTCGGCCAAAGCGGTGACCAGAGGTGACGAGAGGCTGACCAGGGGTTATGTGGGGGTCGTGTTGACCCAGGAAACATCGAGAAACACACTCAGCCGGCGGGCTAGATGATCATGTTGACGATCATGATCATTGATCAGTCGATGTGCTCCAGGTCTTCCGAGGGAAGTATCGCGAAGCTGACCCCCATCCCTGGAACCCCGGAATACGAGAAGCGAACATGCACACGATCCCCGTCCTTGGCGATGACGTGGCCCGCCGGTCGATCGAATTCACGGAGCGCTCGCACCCGGTCGCCCACCTTGAACTCAGGCATCGGGGGCCTCCCGAAATCCGTCGAGCATTTCCCGCAGGTCGGCCGACAGTTCCAACGCCCACGCCATCAACGGCGCGGCGAACGGCCCCGCGACGCACGCCGCCTATCGTCGCCGCCACAATCGGGAACCCAGCGACCGCGTCGACTGTCGTATCCCACACCCAATCAATGACCCGTTCCAGCTTGTCCATCAGGCACCACCCAGCGCGAGTGATAGCAAGATGGCAGTGCCGGCGACCCCTGACAACCCGATCGCCCACGATCCCCAGATCCACCCGTTGGGAAGATCGCGGATTGCATCCCAGAACGGGACGCCGTACTTGGCTTCCATGAGGCGCCCATGTCGGACTCGGTTGACGGTCATGACGGCGGCCCATGGGGTCATCCAGATCATCCCGCCGAAAAGTGCAACCAGGATCGTTCGTAGCGTCTCAGACGGCATGCACCTATTCTCCCAGCTCTGGGCATGTTTTTCCGGTGACGCGCCCATCCCGGAGACGACGAAAGCGCCCCACCTCGTGTTGAGGTGGGGCGCTTTCGTTGGTTGTCTAGGTTCAGAGCGGGTGTCGCATCATGGGGCTCCGAGGTTCAGCGTGGTGCCGTCGTGACCAGCCAGCACGCGACGGCGACGAGGGCGATGATCGCGAGGACTGTGTCGAGGAGCATGAGGATTGGACGCAGCCGACGGGCGATCGGTTCCCGCTTCGTGTGTGTACCCACAGATGTATACGCACGGTGCTATGCTCACTGCATGGAACCATCACAGATCCAACCTGGACAGCCTTGGCACGCAATCTTTCCCAGCGGGTACCGCTGCATAGCGGTGAAGCGAATGAAGCCGAAGGCCGACGACGCCTACGAATGGGTCATCGTCGCTGACGATGGGCGCTCGTCGATCGGCGACCTCCCCGACGACCTCCAACTCGTGGCGCCCGTACCGACGTCTCGCTCAGTGGCCCCACCCCGCCCACAAACGCCGACCCGCAACTTCCGCATCCCCGATTCGGTCTATCAACCCGCGCGCGATGTCGCTGCCGCCAACGGCGATACTGTGACCGACGTCGTGGTCCGAAGCCTGATCTTGTACACCGAGCGGGCGAACCCACAGGCGTCGTAAACCGGGTGATGGATCGTGAGGTGCTGCGCGCCGCATCCGAGGCTGTGCGGGTGGTGATGCGCCGACAGCAGGCGAACCGGCATCTACTCACCGATGGCGGATGGGCGGCACCGGACCCCGAGCTGGAAGCGTTGGGGGTGGAGTGCGACGAGGTGCTGTACGGCCTGCGTGTTGAGGCTCCCGATCTGGCTGACCGGTTGGCCGCGGTGCTTGGTGACGACTGGGAACCGTGAGGGTGGTCCCGCACTCAGGATTATGGGCGGGTCAGCCCAGTGCGTCGCGAACCGCGGTGACGAGCTGTGGTGAGAGGGTCTGCGAGTAGGTGGCGGTCATGTGTCCGGCCGTGTCGCGGTAGACGATGACGTCACCGATCACCGCCGGGCACCGGTCGCCTTCGCAGAACGAGTCCGTCATGTCCAGCACTCGTACCCCGGGAACCAGGGCTGCGGCGGCCAGGAGCGGGTCCGGCTCGGCGAGCGCGACCGAGCGCGGCGTCGCGCACTCGCCGCTGTTGTCGCGGCCAATGGACACGCGGGTCACGCAGCTGAGTGTTTCCTCGCTGACCGACGGGTTGTCGCCCACCACGAGGACGCGCGAGCCGCCCTCGACGACCGGGCGCCAGGTCGCGGCGTACTCGTTGGCCGATCGGGTGGTGCGGGTTGCCGTCGTGATGACGAGGTCGTATTTCTCGGCGAGTAGCCGCTTCTGGACCTCGGGCATGACGGTGCGGTCGCAGTCGCCGGACTCACGCAGCGCCCACTGGCAGCCGTAGCCAACGAACGTGGTGAGGTTCCACTTGTTGTCGTTGAGGTGCTGGGCCAACCCGGGCAGAAGCATCGCCGCGTGCGAGTCGCCGACGATCGCGAGACGTTTAGCATCCGGGCCGGTGTAGCCGTACGTGCAGGTGCTCAGCGCCCGCCCCTTCTGGCGGTAGCACTCGTAGGCGCCCTGGGTGTCGTCGGTGAACCTGTCGACGTCTGGGGTCAACTCTTTAGCCGGATCACGCAACGCGCACCCGGGAGTCGCCAGGGCCGCGGCACCGAAGCATGGATCGTCGTCGGCGGTCCCGGGGTTCATCCCGGCCTCAGGGCCGGCGTCGGTGACGACCAGCTTCTGGTTGGCCTGCGAGGTGGAGCTCTGGTTGTTGGCTGTCTCGGTGAGAAGCGCTCCGAACAGTGACCCGGCGGCGATGAGGACACCGATGAACGCCCACACCGCTGGCGTCGGACGCGGGATGCGGGTGCGGGGCTGATAGCCGGTGGGTTCCTCGAGCCAGTTCGACCGGCGGATGCGGTTCTCGTACAGGTGGAACGTCGCGACGGTGAGCACCGCCGTGATGACGATGACCGCGAGGTTGTAGGTCAGCCCTTCTGCCATGACCGCGGTAAGCAGCACGATGACGGGCCAGTGCCACAGGTAGAGCGTGTAGCTGACCTCACCGACATAGACAGCACCGCGGTTGGTGAGGTGCGGTACAGCCCTGACCGGGGCGCCGACGAAGGCGATGATGACGAGCGCCGTCGACAGGACGGGCAGCGCGGCGGTCGGGCCGGGGAACACGCTGGTGGGTGTGATGACGAATAGCGACACCGCGACACCGGCGAGACCGATGTAGGACAGGGCCGGTCGAATCGAGTTGGGGATGCGCGAGAGCATGGGCACGCTGATGGCGATCAGCGCGCCGAGGCCGAGTTCCCAGATGCGTGTGAATGTGGAGAAGTACGCCGCGGTCGGCTCGGACGCTGACTGGACGCAGGCCCACGCGAACGATGCGACGCAGATCAGCGCCATGACGGACGCCAGCCACGCCTGACGTTTCGCACCGTAGCGCTGCCGGGGATTGGAGTAGCGCCGGGTCAACGCGAACAGTCCGAGCAGCAGAATCGGCCACACGAAGTAGAACTGCTCCTCGATGGACAGCGACCAGTAGTGCTGCAGTGGTGAGGGTGGGAGCCCTTCGGCGAAGTAGTCGGTGCCGACACGCTCGAACCGCCAGTTCGACAGGAATATCGTCGCCCAAAGCCCGTCGATGAATGTTGATTTCGCGCGGGTGGCGGTGAGCAGAATGTAACTGGCGATAACGGTGGCGAGGATGACGAGCATCGCCGACGGGATAATTCGGCGGGCGCGGTGGGCGTAGAACTTGCGGAAAGAGATTTTGCCCGTGCGAGTTCGTTCGCGAATCAGAACGCCGGTGATGAAGAATCCGGACAGCACGAAGAACACGTCGACACCGACGAAACCACCGCTCGGCCAGCCGAACAGGTGGTCAGCGAACACCGCCAGCACCGCGACGGCGCGCATTCCTTGCAGGTCCAGCCGGATATGCGACGGCCGTGAGGCGGGCCGATCTGGCGTCGATTGATGGCCCCGCTCCGCGGTGATTGTCACAGATGTTCTCCCTCAGCGTTATCAGCACAGTGGCCGATAACGAATCATCCATGATGCCGATTCAGCCCGCATCTCGGGGCCACAGATTGTCGCAAATTTACACTGGCTATTTCTGATTTCAGATACTTCGGCCCTGTCCTCAGATCGCGGAAAGCGTTTCGACTTTCATCCAGTTCGGGTTGCGGATGTTACCGGCGCCGGTCTTGTAGATCCCGACGTAGTTGCCCGACGGTACCGCCGGGTCGGAGACGGAGATTTTCTCGTCACCGTTGATCAGCAGGGAGATGACCGACCCGAACGCCTGGATCGCGACATCGGATTCGGCCGGGTAGGAGAAGACGTCGCCGATCTTGGTCCACACCCCGGCGACTTTCTTCATCAGTTGGGCGTTGCCCGCGCCCGTGACGACGGTCCATGCGTTGTCGTTGGCGTCGATGACGTGCGAGGCGGCTTGGCGTCGAATGTCGAGGTGCAGGATCTCGGACGTGGAGTCGATCGCGCGGATGCGGACGGTCATGCGGATGTCGGCGGCGGACACCGGAAGGTAGATCCCACCGAGCCCGTCGGTCGACCCGTTGGCGAGCTGGTTCGACGCGATCGCCAGGCGCGCCGTCGGCGACGCTGTCCACGACAGCGTGGACCCACCGAACTCGTTGTCGGTGTTGCGTCCGGTCGGGATGTTGCCGTTGGCGCCGGAGAATCCGTCGGAGGCGAGGATTGTGGCGCCGAGCTTCAGCGGTGCGGCGGTGCGCAGCGCCGAGTTGGTGAGGACGGTGCCCGGCGCGATCAGTCCCGACTTGGTCATCATGGTCATGTCGTGGATCAGGGTCGCGTTGGTCGCTTCCAGGGCGGTCGCCGGCGCTCCGTCGGCGTGGATGCGCACACGCACTCGTGACGGGCGGGTCTCACGGACGCCCGCGGTGTCGAATCCGGTGCCGTCGTTGAGGATGACGGACCCGACCGGGGAGCCTGAGGGCGGGTCGTAGACCTCGATCTCAACGTCGTGGCCCCACGAGTCCGTGCCGCGGTTGGGTTCTGAGAAGAACTTCCACGACGCCTTGGCTGGGCGGAACACGCGCACCCTGCCGCTGTGCCGTCGCCCGCGCAGGCCGAGCCCGCCCACACAGTCGACCGCGATCGCGTCGAACGCGATGCCCTCAGCCGAGCTGTGGGTGTCCCACGCGGTGTTGGTAGTTCCGGTTGCGCTGCCAGACACCTTGTGGCCGAACGGACGACCGTACTTCCACACTTCGGCGGACCCGGCTGCGATGCGTGGGGTGTCGTCGGTGTAGGCGTGGCGCACTCGAGAGGCGGTCATGTAGATGTCGGCGTAGGCGCCGCAGTTGTCGAGCACGCCGTAGCCGAAGGTGACGTTGTTGTCTGGGGTGTCGTCGACCTGCCCGCGCAATGTGTACTGGTAGCAGCCCTGGAACAGGAAACCCTGTCCGGACGATTTGATGGCACGCGCCTCGACCTGCGGGGACCGCAGGTGCCGGAACGTGATCGGGCCGCCGATCTGGCCGAAGCCACCCGTACCGCGCAACGCGACCGCCCGATTCGGCAGGCGGGTCACTCGAACATTGGTGGTCGCGGCGTCCCGGACGGTCCCAGCGACGACGACGACCGAACCGGACACCGACTGCACCGAGAAGTACTGTCCGTAGCGCGCTTCGGTGGTGCCGTCACCCATCCGGGCGCCCGGGATCAGATCGTCGGCGACCAGCTTCACGACGTCGCCGCGCTTCCAGCCGGGCGCTCCGGACGCCAGGGTGATCTGCGTGCCGGGCTGCGTCGTGCCGGTGTCGTTGGTGATCGTGACCTGGGCGAGGGCCGACACAGAGTAGATCGTCTCCGCGGACGCCGAGAACACGAACGGCGCCAGGGCCGAGTTGATCGTGCCCTCGATGACAACCGTGATCGACCGGTCGGTGACGGTGACCGACGTGTCGAGCTGGTAGGTGCCAGCAGGGATGATCAGCGTTCCACCCTGCGGGGTCGCCGCCACGGCGGACTGAAGACCCGGAGTCGAGTTCGTCGCGCCGGTCGGGTCGATCCCGGCGAACGCCGCCGGGGACGCGACGACGGCGATACCGGCGACCCGATCGGCAATCTCTGCCGGGGCATAAGCCGCGTCGAGTGCCGTCTTCGCTTCCGACCCGGGTGTCGTCACGGCGCCCGCGATGAGGGTGTCGGTGACCTCGGTGTTGACGTTGGCGTCGAGCCAGACGGTAACGGCCTGCGACAGAGTCGTCACCGGTGCGGTGGTCGGCAGGCCGAACACGATGAGGTCTTTCAGCAGAGCGTCGGCGGAGACGTCGATCGGGAACAGGCGGTTGTGCTCGAGTCCCCCGACTTCCCACGGGCCGTCCGGTAGTTCGACGGTGGCCGGGGTGTTGCAGACGTATTCGACGGGGCGCCGGGACTTCTCGGGGGTGAGGATGTCTCCGGTCTCGGGATCGGCGAACGATGTGCGCGGCCGGAACGTCAGCGTCCCGCCGGTGTTGCTGGACGGGCCGTCGACCGTGAACGTGATCGTGGGCATCATACCTCCTCAGGGATGGTGGTGTCTCGGGCGACGAAGTTGTCGAGTTCGCCGGACGGGAAGAACGCGGCGCCGTTGACGACCATGGCGACGCGGCGGCGACCCACTCCGTCGGGGACGATGCCGGTGGTGTCGGCCCAGTCACCGATCGGATCGTTCTCGGGATCGTTGGCGTCGCCGTAGAACACGTCGTAGATCCAGTGGGTGTTGTCCGCAGACCGCCGGGGACGCAGCGTGTACCGACCCGACCCGGGCGCGGGGACGGTTGACCGGGTCGTGCGCGAACTGTACGACCCGGTCTGGATGTAGACGCCGTTCTCGTTGGCGGTCAGCCAGATCCCCGCGCCGAGGCTGGATGTACATCGACCACCAGCCCCCGCGATCTGGTACTCCTCGACGTCACCGTCCAACCAGAGGTCGAAGCTGATCTCGAAGTAGTCAGAGTTGAGGGACTGCACCCGCATCGCAGCGCCGGAGTTGGTGGACAGTCCGCTCGCCGTGTGCTTGGCCCGCCCGCCTTCGATCTTGATGTTGCCGAACGTCTTGTACTCGGGGCCGAAGCTCGATCGGTTGAGGTCGTCGACGATAACGACGGGGATGCTGGTCTGTCCGACGTCGAGGCCGAGACCGACGAACACGGTCGGGCCGCCGTACATGGCGTCGCGCTGCGCTGTCGTCAAGCTCGCAGGGACTGGCGTAGTGGACGGGTTGCGGCCGGCGCCGGGCGAGTACGGGCGCATCCCGGTGATCGGGGTGGCGTACGGGAAGTTCACCCCGGCGATGTGGACGATGCCGGTGCCGGTCATACGGAACTGGACGTCGACGACATCGTCGACGTCGGCGATGACCGACGCACCGTCCATAAGGTGCTGCATCCACGCGATCGACGTGACGAGCTCGCCCGCGAGGTTCGGCGAGGAGTAGATGACCGGCCCGACAGACCCGTCCGGTTCCTGCGCGAACACATCGACGTGGAAGGTGGAGACGGTACCGGACTTGTAGGCCATCCAGCCGAGCACTTTCCGCTCGGCGGCGCTGTCGATGATGATCGACGCCCACGGCGCCCAGTTCGCTGTGGCGTTGACGACGGGCGGGTTCGTCGACAGCGTCACCGTGTGGGAGTGGTCCGCTCCGCTCGACGTAGCTTTCGCCAATGAGCCGTTCAGTGAGTGCCGGTGGTTGTCACCACCGGCCGATTCGTAACCCGAGTTTCCCGACAGGCTGTGCTCGTGCGCTCCGCCGCCGATCGTGATGTTCGAGACCGGCAGGTTCATCTCGGAGAACGGGAAGCTCACGCAGGCAGTGCGATCGGGTCCGGTCTCGTGCAGCGGTCGGCCGCTCCGGACCGAAATGACCTGCTGGAAGTAGGTCACCTGCGTGCCCACCGACACTACGGTTTCCGCTGCGTCCGTCGCCGTCTCGTTCGTGTTGCGTAACCATCCCGCCAGTGCGTCCTCGACAGCGTCACCGATAATCGGGATGCCCCCGATCAGCTGTGCGAGGATGCGCAGCGGTAGTCGAATCAGTGCGGGGATCAGGTTGTCCCGCAGCTCCTCGATCGAGTCCCAGTTCTCCGGGTCGTCGCCCAGGATCCAGCCGAGCAGATACGACAGCGGTGTCAGCACGAGCGCCTGGAGCACGGGTAGCCCGTTGAAGAATCCGCCCACCTTCGGGAGCAGATCGTCCGGCGTCTTGACGTTCGCCGGGTCCTCGTTCGCGATGTTCGCCGCGAAGTTCGAGAACAGCTGGACGATGAATCCGAGCGGACCGCCGACGTTCGCCGGGTTGCCCGCGGCCGTCGAGTTGACGTGCGACGGAAACCGGCCTGCCGCGACCGACTTGAACTTCCCCGACGAATGGTCCTGCAGATCCGAGGCCAGCGACGCCGGGGTCATCACGCCGTTCGGCAGCTCCGACGGAGGCGTCGTCGGCGGCAAGTTCGGGGTGGTCATCGCGCGAGCACCTCGATCTGCCGCGCCAACCTCGTGGCGTGCCCGAACCGCGCGTAGTCCGTCGTGTGCGTCGTGCCGAACAGGTAGGCGTTCGCAGCGCGCAGGGATGCGAGGATGTCTGGGTTGCGCCACCACTCCTCGGGTCCGTCGGTGACGCTCGACGTCAGGTCGTTGATCCACCGCAGCGCTGACGGGAAGTCGCGCACCGACATCCACTCGGTCGCATCCCACGCCGACCGCAGTGGAGCGTTCGCGACGATGTCGGCGATCGGGTCCCCGGGTGCCCACACCGACAGCAGGCGCGGCCCGTTCTTCGGCAGCGTCAGCCGCTCGGCGATGCCGCCGCGGTTGCCTTGGTGGGTCGGCTCGTGCGGGTTGCCCATCGCGCCGATGGCTCGCACGTCGAGATGACGCCGGTGCGGCAGGATCTCGCGAGCGAAGCGGTACGCCGCCATGACGCCTTGCGAGTAGCCGACGACCACCGCCGGATGCGGGGTGCGCTCAACCGCGCGCGCCACGTTCTCGGCACCGATTCGGATCGACTCAGCCGGCGACACGTGCGCGGCGCCGGTCGCCGGTCCGAACGCCGCCGGGTAGTCGACGTAGGAGAACTCGAAACCGGGCCGCAGCGAGCGGCGCAACGACTCCGCGGCCGCCGACCGGGCCCGCGGTTTCGACCAGGTGCCGTCGAGCATGAGGACGGAGATCGTCATGCCGACACCCTCCGCTTGACCCACCATGCCCGAATCTCATCCCGCCACACCTGCCACGGGCGGCGTAGATCACCCGCCGCCCAACGGTCGCGCCGGGTCCGGTATTGGAGCACGAGCAGCATCACCAGGAGCGCGAACATCATCAGCGCGCCGCCGGAGTACAGGAAGAATCGGATGAACGCCCGCCCCGGATAGTCGGTGCCCGCCCACACTGATGCCGAGATCTGTAGCAGCACCAGTGACATGAGGGTCGACTTGCCGAGGTAGATGAGCGACACCCGCTCCTTCCAAAACCACTGCCACACCGCGTAGCAGATGGTGTAGACGGTGGTCAGCACGGCGAGCACCACGAGTGCCCAGTCGGCGATCAGCTCCACTAGTTCAGCCTTCCGAAGATCAGCTCGGCCCAGTGGTTTCGCTCCAACTGGTCACGAAGCGCCTGCTGTACTGGCCGCGCCGTGTCGGCGAGCCGCGCGCTCTCGGACCGGGCTTCTTCGGCCGATCGCGCGTTCCGCTTCGAGCGCGCATCGATCTCTTGCGCGCTCGCCCCCTTGCACTTCTTCCCCCACATCAGCTGGACTCCAGACTGTCCCGCAGTGCTTTTGACTGGCTCGCGATGAGCTGGCCGGCGACATTCCATTCAGCGATCGTCTGCGCCTGTTTGGCGTTCGTGTCGAGCAGCTTGGCGATGGTCTCGGCGTCACGCTCGGCGGCGGTCTTGTAGATCGAGATCTCCGACCCCCACACGAGCCAGCCGCGGGCGAACGCGACCCCGAGCACGAGCACCATGCCGACGACGACCCCAACCACGCCGATGTCACTCAGCGCGGCGGGGTTCATCCAGGCGTTGGCGCTCGCCATTTCGGTCACTCGCTGTACGGCTTCTCAGGCGTCGAGACCGCCGACGCAGTGCCGGGGGTGCCGAAGTTGGCCGACGCGATCGACGTCAGCACCGACACGAGGGTCGCGGTCCCGACGATCGCGCCGGTCGCGGCCCAGTCGACCGACACCACCGTGACGTCGGCGACGAAAACGCCGAGAGCGGACTGTGCGGCCGTCTTCACCGCGCGCTCGGCGGCATCCTTGACGAACTGGGAACTGAACATGTGAATCTCCTTCTGTGAGTGCGGCTCAGGCCGCGATGAGGTCGACTGCTTCGACGGCCAGCGGGAAGCCAGCCGCGTTGACGAGGGTGAGATCCTGCGCGGCTGCACCGATCCGCTTCACCGCGCCAGACGGGTCCCATTCGAGGACGCCGTGCTCGAATGTCTGGTACTTGCCGCCGGTCCCGTTCGGGATCTCGTCCGACGTCGGCCAACCGAGCGGGCCCTTCTCGTATCCTTCGAGCGCCCACCGTTGGCCGATGAGCCCCTTCACGACGTGGTGGTCGTGGCCGTCCTTGCGGTAGAGCACGCCACCCTGGAACGCCATCACCGCACCGTCGGCGAGCTTGGTGAAGTCGCGGACCGGGAACCCGAGCTCGCCGGTCTCCCACTTGCGCTCGGCGTACGCCTCGAACAGGCCACCGTGCGGGATGGCGTGCGCGCCGGTCGCCGGGTGGAAGTAGATGTGTGCGTTGTCGTACTCGACGAACCGACCCTTGCCGTCGCGGCCGACTGCGCGCTCGCCCGCGGCGCCGGCCTTCGCCTTGCGGGCGCCGACCCACGGGTTCTCCTTGGCTTCCAGCTCGATCATGTTGATGATCACGAGCGGCTTGCCCGGAGCCTGGAGCAGGCGCTGACGGAACAGCTTCATGTCGAGGTTGCCGGGGTCCCACTTGCCCTGGATCGCGCCGTACTCCTTGTGCGCGACGACCTTGTTCCACGGGTTACCGAGGCGCTTGTTGATCGCGCGGACCACCTTGAGGTAGGCCCCGTACTGGGCCTCCGACCATGCCGCGGTGCCGTTGTGGGCGGCCTCGATGCCGATCGTCACGGCGTTGCCGTTGTTCGCGGGGATGCCCGGCCACGACCCGGTGCCGGCGTGCCATGCGACGCCGACGCCGCACAGCGTGACGACGCCGTTCGCGGCGAGGTGCAGCTGCGACGCGAGCCCGAGAGACGAGTGCTGCGCGATGCCCCGCGGTGTCTCGCCGAACGAGCCGGTGTGATGCATGAATGGACCCCAGATCGTTCCGAAGTCGCCGTGCCCGCGCTCGAACGCGCCCGGATAGATGTCGCAGCGCAGACCTTCCGCTCGCAATACGTCGGGGAGCCAAACGGGATCGGCCATGATGTGCCTCCTGGCATGGTGAAATCCCCGCACCCGAGGCGGGTGCAGGGTCGAGATGGGCTGGGGTCTAGGTGGTGGGTGCGGTGACGATGACGCCGCGCGCGTTCTTCGGGATCCGCTTCGGCTGTTTCGGGGCGGTCGCGACGCGCGGCGAGTCGGCCTGGATGGCGTGGTGGTCCGGCGACTCGGCGATGGGCGCCGCTTCCTCGCGGGCCCGCTCAAGAATCCACCCGGGCAGGGACACGTTCTCAGCGACGTCGTCGGTCTGCTTCACGCCGCACCGGTCGAGCATCACCGCGGCGCTCTTCATCACCGGCAGTGGGATCGCGTACGGCACATCGTTCGCTGTCGCGAACGCGAATATCAATGCCTGAGTCAGCTTCTCGACGTTGTCGTTGTCGCTCATCAGAACGCTCCGATCTCCTGTAGCGCGCTCATCGTGGTGCTGATCAGCCCGATCGCCTTCTCCAGCGCGTCCTGCTGAGTGCGCAGATTCCCGAACTTCGCTTCCCACGTGGACGCCTTGCCCTCACCCCACGGCAGGGACAACTCTCGGCAGCGGCACACGAACACCCGCGCACCGAGGTAGCGGCACGTCGCGCCGACCCTGTCCCCCAGCCACCAGTGGCCCTGACCGCGGTCGCCGATCAGCCATGGCGCGGCGTCGGCGACGGAGAAGCTGAACGCCGTGTCGGGGTCGGTTTCGCGGCGCCGCTTCCGCAGATCCATGAATGCCGACGGCGTATACGCCTGCGTCACACCGGTGGCCGCGGTCTCGAGGTAGTGACCCCAGCCCTGTTCGTGCGCGCGAATGATCAGCGGCACCGACATGTACGCGAGAATCGAGTCGCGCAGGATCGGCATCAGGAACGCGTTGAGGATGTTGCCGAGCGAGCCCACGCCGTAGCCGCCGACGACGAGGTTGTCGCCGAGTACGTCGCCGGCGTACCCGATAATTGCTTCCTCGAGCTCGTTGACGCCGGGCATCGACTTCCCGCCCGCGGTGATTCGCGCGGGCCCGCCGGGAGAGCGGGTCAGCTCGAAGTTCTGCAGCCCGGTCACGGCGCCGTCGCGGTAGATCACGTAGGGACGTGCTGGCTGGGTCGAGAGGAACCCGGGGATCTTGTACCCGGACGTGTCGACCGGGGCGCCGGTCAGCAGGTCGTAGGAGTCCTCGACGTAGTTCGAGGTGACGTTGGCGATGGTCCGGATGAGGCCGGTCGCGAGGTTGCCGCCCAGCGAGGTGCCGGTCTGCCACCCCGACTTGTCGACGATGTCGACGAACAGAGTTCCGTTGCGCCAGTTCGTTCCCGCACCGGGCCACGGCTCCGGATCACCGGTCAGCCACCGCCACGTCTTGATCATCAGCTCGGCGTCTTCGAGGATCGGGGCGGCGATCTCCCACCACGACTGCTTGATCTGGCCGGTGATGATCGTCATCGGCGCGACGGACTGCGACAGCTTCCGCGGGACCGGAACGATCTGCGACTGCGCCCACAGGCCCTCGGTCCACTCGTCGGGATCGAGCAGGTCGTCGGGCAGGTTGATGTTCGTGGCCTGCAGCCGCCACAGGTTCACGGCGAGGGTGGCGAGCAGCCCATGGTCGGCCCGGGCGAACAGCATCCACACCTTCGGCTGCTGGATCAGCGAGATCGGCAGGAACGGCGAGGCCGCGACGTGGACGTGCTTGAGTTCCTGGATGTCCTCGAGGAACTCGATGACAACGACGTCGCCGTCGACGCCACGTTTGAGGGTGGCGCCCTTCTCGGGGTGCATGCGGCCGGCGATGCGCGCGCCGTCCTTGTCGATGGTGATGTGGACGTTACGGGTGCCGCGCTTCTCCTCTTCCAGGCACCACCAGGCGAGGAACGTGCCGCGCCGATCATCCATGTCGATGGGGAGTTCGAGAGTGATCTCGCCGGTGTCGTTCTCGACGAGACGCAGGTGCCCGGACTTCTCCGACACGCAGGTCCCGCGGTAGTGCCAGTCGCCGTCCCACAGCCGCACCCACGGCCGCTTCGCGCGGCGCTCGATGCGGAACTCGCGCAGCTCCCGAGCCCACAGACCGAAGTCGTCGAGGTCGTCACCGGTGTACGCCAGCGTCGACGTCATTCGAGCCCGCTCTCCGCCGACCACAGCCGCCGCATGGTCATCGTCACCTTCGCCCCAGCGGCGCCGTTGATGACGACGGGCAACATGATCGGGTCGAGCTCGGACGCCGTGTACTCAGGCACCCAATACATCGGCTCAACGCCGCCCATCAGCCCGGGCGCATCAGACAGGTCCGCGGCGACGTAGGTGTCCATGACCGGGTCGGCCATGACCGACCACATCTGATCGATCTCGTCGATGACGATCATGCGGTCGGCGTGCTGCCCGATCTCCCAGTCGAGGTCGTGTTCGTGCTCATTGCCGAACGAGAAGTCCGGGAGCTGGAACGACGCACCCGACTTCGGATCGAGGTCGAACTCGAGGTAGCAGCGCTGGTCGGTGGGATTCCACGCTGGAAGCCACACAGTGTGCTGACCGGCCGAGGGGTTCGTGGCGGTCACCTTCAACGGCGCCGACTCGTACATCGGCTGCAGCGCAACAGCGTGCACCTCGGCGCGCGCGTAGTTGTGGAGGTTCCAGTCCTCCTTGGGCGCCACCTTGATGCCCTTGGACAGTCGCGCATTCAGCCACCGCAGACCAGACTCGGACGAGGTGTACCGCCACTGAAACCGCTTCTTCCAGAACAGCTTGCGGAACCTCGACACGGTGTCTTCGATGCGCCCGCCGTCGGGTGCGTACAGATTGAACGGCAGCACCATCTCCCGGATCGGCACGTCCTCGCCGCCGGCGCGGCCGCCCGGCGCGAAGTCCGACTCGATCGTGATCAGCGTCAGATCCGCGGAGAAGATCCCCTCTGGCGACCGGTCGAGCCGGATGTACTGCCAGTCGCTCGGCCCGCCGCCCGACACGACGACACGATCGTGCGCGGCGACGATCTCGATCTGAGCCAGATCCTTGAACGCCACCGGCTACCAGCTCCCCAACTTCGTCGAGATCTTCTTCTTCTGGACCTTCTCGGCCCGGCGGGTGCCCTGCGAATCACGTACGAGGTAGGTGTCGCCGCCGGTGTCCTCGGCCAACAGGCGGATCAGCTGATCGAGCTTCGCGACGACGGCATCCGAACCGCCCTGCGCCGGCTGGAAGTTGCGCCGCACCATCTCCTCGAACGCGGTCGTCTGCCGCGGCGACAGCACACGCTCGGGCTCGAGGATCCGCTTCTGCATGTCCCCGATCCCCCGGCCGATACCGCCGGCGTCGTACCAGTTGTTCGCCTCGTGGTGCTCTTTCGCGCGCAGCGGATCGCCGTACCGCCCTCCGACGTAGTGGTCGTACGCCTGGCCGTTCTGCGTCGGATCGGTCGTTGGTGCCACCCCGGCCGCGGCCCACGCCTCCGGGCCGAGCTGGCCGAGGCTGAAGTACTTCCCGTTGCGCGCGTTCGGGTCCCAGCTCGACTCTTTCTGGATGATCCAGTCGGTCGCGCTCCATGGGGGTCCTTGACGCCACGCGTCACGCAGCCCGAGGCGGAAGGCGTCCTTGATCTGGCTACCGCCGGAGGCGCCAGCGGTCGCGCCTGGACCACCGAGGTCCTCCCCCGGCGCCGGACGCCGGAACCCCGGGTCCTGAATCTGACCGCCGCCAGGCTGCCCCGAACCGGGCGCGGCCGGGTTCGGCACGAACTTCCGGCCGGTCGGGTTGGCCTTCGCCTCCTCGAGGTCGGCCTCTGCGTCCCGCAGTCGCTGCTCGGCCTTCGTCAGCTGGTTCTGCCGCGACATCCGTTCGGACTCTTTCGCGTCCGGCTTCAGCTCAGTCTTGCGCTGCTTCGCGAGGTCGAGATCGGCGCGCGCGTTCGCGACGTCTTCCTCGGCCTCCGGCACCGACTTGACCTTCAGGTAGCGGCCGTTCTGCTTCTGACCGTTCCCGCCGTCCATGCCGCGCTCGTACTGCTGCTGCAGCTGGCGCTGCTGGTTCTCGTACTCGGTGATCGCCGCGAGGACGCCGGGCTGGTCGTTGATCGACAGCACGCTGAACAGGTCGGTGACCTGGCCGGACACGAACGCGGACGCCGCGTTGCCGAGTCGGCCGGACAGGCTCTTGTCCTCCCCGCCACCTCCGGTGCTGCCGCTCGCGCCGAATCCGCCGGTCTGGCCGGTCTGCACCCACGTGCCGTCGGGACGCTGCACCCAGCCGCCCTGGTCGCCGGGCACACCTGTTTCCGGGTTGTTCCAGGACGGTTCGACCGGGAAGAACGCGTGCTCGGTGAATTGTGGGTCGTCGGCGCCGACGGAACCGCCGACCATGCCGCCGCCGTAGCTGCCGCCCATCTCGACGTTGGTGCCGTCCGGGAGTGTGCCGGCGGTGTGCCCGCCTCCGGGCCCGCCGTTGACCCAGCCGAAACGCATGTCACCGCTGCCGCCCCGACCGAGCATGCCACCCATCGCCTGGATCTGCTCGCCCATGGTGGCCGTGGAGAAGCGTCCGCCGAACGGCGGCAGGCCTGCGGCGAGACGGGCGAATGCGCTCATCGCGCCGGAGCAGTCGCCCCAGTTGACGCCGCCCCAGTTGTACGGGGCGCCGGTCAGCGGCCTCGATGCACCCTGCCCGTCAGCGAGCCGACGGAAGTCCTCGGCACGAATACCGCCGTCGGCGAACCGATTGACCCCATCGACTCCGGCCGACTGCAGCCACCGCTTCGCGCCGCCCGCCGTGATCGCGCCGAGGAGCGCGGACAGCGAGTTCGGGACCTGGTCTCGCGGGACCAGGGCGAAGCCGAACATGTCTGCGACCGTTGCCAACAGGCCCGCGGAGCGATCCCGTTTACCCCGCGCGAGAGGCACGAATGCCTCGACTCCCGGAGCGATCGGGAAATACGCCTCATCGCCGGTCTCCCCCTCGGCTGCGATCGCGGGTCCGGCCGGCGTCGTGTACAACTTGCCGGCGCCCCGGCCGGGCAGGATCTGAGCCTCGGTGAGATGGCCACCGTTCGCGTACCGCTCGAGCGCGGCGATCCCGCCCTGGGCGTACCGGCGGATGCCTCCGTCCGCGTAGCCCTGCTGCTGGCGGCGGCCGAGCTCCTGGAGGTTCCGGTCGAAGTTTGAACCGAACTGCTGCGGATTGTTCAGGGGCGCGGTATCCGCGTTCAGCCCGGAGATGAAGTCGACCTGAATCTGCGCGTTCCGCTTGCGCGCCGCGTCGTCGAGAGCCTTGTTCGCGATCGCCGCATTCTTGAGCAGCTGGTCGATGAGGAGGTTCACCGCGGGGTTCGCGCTCGACTGCGACAAGGTGTTCAGCTCGGCCATCGACACCTGTTTGCCCTGCAGCAGTTTGTCGATGACGAGCCCCGCCTCGGGCGAGACCTGCGTCCGATCGAGGCCCTGCAACGCCGCCATCGCCTCGCTGTTTCGTGCTTGGAACATCGCCGTGTTCAGGTCAAGCTGAGGGTTCGCCTTGAGCGCGTTGAGCACGCTCATGTTCTGCGTGATCATCAGGAAAGATGCGCGCGCGGCAGCATCGTTGGCTGTGATGGTGACGACGCCGTTCTTCGGCTCCGACACCTGCAGTTTCATGCGCTCCAGCGCGGCCCGCGTCTCCTGATTGACTGCCGATTCCCGGATCTCGATCGACTTCTGCTCAGGCACCGAGTTCCACTGCGCGGAGATCGCTGCCAGCTGCTGCGCAACCTCAGGAGCACCCTTCAGCTGGACGGCGAGATCTACTGCCGTGCCGCCAAGTTCGGCATACAGCTGCCGGATTCGCTCGATCGGTTGACCGGTGGCCATGGCGAGCTGACGGAACGCCTCTTCGTTTCGCGCCGACACAGCTCCCATATCGCCGCCAGACGACGCAACCTGCGCGCTCTTTTCAGCGAGCTCCCCGAGCGTTCGGGACAGATTCGATCCCGCCTCGGACAGCGCATCCAGGTTTCCGCCACGGAACGCAGACGCGTCGATACCTTCAGCCGCTTCGGCGGCCTTGCGGATGGCGTCTCCGTACTGCGCCATCGCCTCGGTCTTGTTGCGCGCCGGGTTCATTGCGTCCATCGCGGTCTTCAGCGCGTTCAGCTTGTCCGACGCAGACGCACCGTTGTCGCCCATCAACCGGATCGCGTCACCGAGCTCGGAGACTCCAGGTGTAATGCGGCCGGCGATGTCGCGCTGTTGCACGAACTCACTACGCATGCGGGACAACTCGCCGGCGGCCTTCGCGCCACCTTGGCCCATAGCGGCCAGCCGATCGGCGGTCGTTTTCCACTGACCGTCCGACCCGTACAACGACCGCGCAAGGTCGTCGTTCGTCATCCTTAGATCGGTCATGGCCTTCTGCGCAGCCATCGAACGCTCAGCGTTCTGGTTCAACTCATCGTTCGACCCGACGAGAAGCTTCGCGATGCCGCCGATTTCCTTGAGTTGGTCCCATGTCGACTTGTGCTGATCTGCAGTGGTTTTGAGCGTCTTCTGGTAGGCGGTGATCTGCTCCCCGGCCTTGCCCCACACGTCCTGGGACATCGCGCCGCGAGACTGCGACAGCGCCGACCCCAGCGCAACCTCGGACGCCGCGAGGTCCTTCACGGCCTGGCTTTGAGCCCGCGCTTTCTGGGTGTTCTCCGCGTGCGCCGACGCCGCGAGGCCGAGGTAGGCGATCGCACCGGTCACCGCGGCACCGAGAGGTCCACCGAAGGCGCCCAGCAGCGCGGATCCGCCCGCCCGGAATCCGGTCATGCCTGCGTTGAGGGTGCCCAAGGTGCGGCCAAACTGGTTCGCCGAGATGGCAGTGTTGACGAACGCGGCCTGCATCCGAGTCACCACCGGTACGTGGTTACCGATCTGCGAGATCGCGCTGCCGAACCGGCCGAACTGCGTAACACCCGATGCGGCAACGCTATTCATGCGCTGCATCGCCTGAGCTGTCGTCAACGCCTGACCTGAGAGTGTCTGCCATCGGCCGTTCGCGGTCTGCACCACGCCAGCCATCTGCATCATCAGGGTCCGGTTCGACGCCAGCCCCTGCGCCATGGCGGTGTTCGTGGAGACGAAGTTCTGGGCGGACGTCCGCGCATTGCCCAGGGCCGTGGTGACCGGTGACAGTGCTGACTGCACCCGGCCCATCACGGGCGGGATCAGCCGCCACGCCAGGAACGCGCCGACCAGTGCAGTCGCGAGCCCAGCGTTGTTTCCGACCATCGTGGCGACCGTCGACAGGACTGGAGTCAGTCCCTCGAGCACTCCTGATGCCGCTCGGACGACCTCGAGGAACACTGTCCACGTGGACACCCCGAGGGCGCCTGCGATCATCGCAGCCGCTTCGAGGCTGGGCGCGAGTGCCGCACCCAATCCGGTTGCAGCTTGGACTATCCCGTCGAACGCGGACGTGCCGTTGTCGCGAACGCTGGCGATGAACGACTGCACGCGGTCGTCGGCGAACGCATTGCGGATGTCTTCGCCGGCTCCCTGCGCGTCACCCACGAGGTCGCCGAGAACGTCCGAGGCCATGTTGGCGGCGGCGGTGAGCGGTCCGTCGACGGCGTCATAGAACGCGAGGCCCGCGTCCTGGGCGGAGTTCTTCAGCCGTTCCCACGCCCCGGGGAGACCTTGCATCTTCGCGGCGGCGACCTCGGCCGCAGACCCGTTCTTCTCCATGGCCGCACGCATCTGCGTGAACCCGTCAGCGCCGACCTGCGCGGCCAGTCCCGACAGGCGCATCGCATCGCTGCCGAACAGGATCGCGGTCGCTTGCTGGTACTGCTGGTCTGTCATCCGTTCAGACGCGGCGTTCAGCTGCCCGAACAGCGACTCCATGCCCACGAAACGGCCGGACGAGTCGTAGACGGTGAGGCCGAGCTGTTTCATCACCGTCTCGGCCTGGTCGCTCTGATCGGTGAGCGCGAGGAGCGTTGACTTCAGCAGCGTTCCGGCGTCGGAACCCTTGATGCCGGCGTTGGCCAAGAGCGCGATCGACGCCGCGGTGTCCGACATCGAGAGGCCGAACTGGTTGGCCACAGTGCCGGACTGTTGCAACGCCTGCGCGACGTCGGTGATCTCAGCGGACGACGCGTTCGCAGCGTTCGCGAGGATGTCGGCCGTCTTCCCTGCGTAGTCGGCGTTCTTGCCAAAGGCCTGCAGTGCCTGCGACTGGATCGTGGCGGCGTCGGCCGCCGAGATCTGAGCCGCTGCCGCGAGCTGCAGGGTTCCGCGCGCGGCCTGCATCGACTGCTGAACAGTGAACCCGCCCTTGGCCAGTTCGAGCATTGCGTTCGCGGCGTCGGTCGATGACGTCGCCGCCAGCTGGCTGTCGGTGCCCAGTTCGCGGGCCGCCCGCCCCACCTCGGCCACCTGTTGCGCCGAAGCTCCCGCCACCGCCTGCATGGTGTTGAGCGCGTTGGTGAAGTCCAGGCCCGATCGCATCGCCGAGTTCACCGCGGCGCCGATCGTGGCGAACCCACCAGCAACGCCGGCGATGCCGGCGAAGCTCTTCAGCGACGATCCAACCGCACCCGAGAACGAACGGCCGGCCTGACGGCCCTGCTGCTGCGCGATGCGATCTGTCTGCCCGAACGCCTGCCGGATCTGACCCGGAATGCGCGAGGTGTCGGCCACGATAGTGACCCACCCGGTGGCGAGTTCAGGCAACAGGCACCTCCCTGGGGTTCTACGATTTCGGGATGAAGAAGATCTCGATGGCGGTCGCCGCCTGCCTGTCCCTGGCCGTCAGCGCTGGTTGTTCATCGGAGTCGGGAAGCAATGGAGCGACGTCCGCGGCTACATCGTCGGCCGCAGCATCGGCACCCTCTGTCGCGATCACTTCTTGGGCGACGTGGGCGCAGAACTACCAGAGCGAGATCGAGGACTGCGCGGGCGAGACGGATTCCTGCTTCACCCAGAACCACGCGACCATGGCCGAGATGCGGCAGAGCATCATCGACAACAACCTCCCGATCGACGGGACGAACTCGGGAATCGTTAACCCGATGCAGCTCTATCAAGAGACGTACGCGAAGTTCACCGAGCAGAACTGCATCGGCGGGCCGCAAGACATGAACTCTGCGAACGTGGTCTGCAATGTGAAGCGAGACCAGATGAGGGTTTTCGGATCGCAGGTGAAGGAACAACTGGACTCGATGGCAACCGGCTAGGCGGCCGCCATCTCGGCACGTATCTCGTCGGCCACCTGCTGCGCTTTCACGCTCGCCGATTCGGCTTCGGCGGCACGCTCGACAACGGCGGGATCATCTTGTGTCTTCGGTCCGTACCTGGTCCGCCAGTAGTCGCTGGGGACTTCTTCCATCAGCGATGCAGCGGTGAGGAAGCGGTGGTCGCTTGCGGTGGTCGCGATCTCGGCGAGCAACCGGCTATCGATGCTCGCCCACATCCAGTCGTCGGGGTTGAGGGACCGGAACAGCGCGGAGCTGCCGTCGTTCGGCAACCACTCGAACAACGTCTTGAGGTCGTACCAGGAGTAACCGACCGTGCCCGCGTGGTCCGGTTTGAACCCACGGGTCCACAGGTCGGCCCACAGGGCGCCTCCGTGTTCCCCTTCTAGGAGTTCGCGGAGGCGTCGGATTCCCCCTGGTTCACCTTCGACGCTTCGCCCCACCGCTTCCAGATCTCGAGGATCTCGCCGTTGGTGAGCTTGGAGAGCTGGGTCAGGGTGGTCTTGGCGACGCCGCACAGTTCCAGCATCTTCAGCGTCACTTCGCGGTCGGTGACCGTCTTCCGCTCGAATGTGGGATTGCCGAACTCGTTGAGCACCGGTTTCCCGTCGTCATCGACGACCGGCCGGGGCTTCAGCTCGTCCTGGAGCCACGCGTCGAACTCGGCGTTCTTGTCGGGCGGCGTGTACTCCATGCGGATGACGGAGAACTCGATCGGCTTGCCTGTCTTGCGCGGGATCTCGAAATCGCACATCAGGTCCGGATCGTGTGCGGGAGTGATTGTGATCTTCATGCTGTGGTCAGGGCCCTTCGATGGTCGTTGGGGTGATGGGGTTTGTCAGGACCAGGCCCCGCCCGGCGGGGGCCACGGGCCCTGACCAAAGGGGTGGAGACACCCCGCCGGGCAGGATCGTGTCGGTCAGCTGACGCCGACGGACGGGCTGGTGCCACCGGTGAGACCGGAGCCGCTCGCGGTGAGCGTTCCGCCGTTGGCGAGGGTGATCGTGTAGGGACCACCGTTCGCTCCGGTGACGGTGGCGCTGTTGGTCTCGACGGTCGACAGCGCTTCGAGCGCGGTCTTTACCGCCGACGCCGACGCGTTGTGCGCCAGCGGCCCGGTGGTCTGGCCGTCGACGGTGAGGGTCCAGTTGCCACCGGTCGGCGTGCCGGTGATCGTGACGGTGTGCTCGGTGACCGGCTTGCCGTCGTTGCGGTACTCCTCCATGTAGTTGCCGGCGGAGTTGCGGAACGCCTTGATCGTGACCTCGTGCCGGGTCACGTCCTTGAACTGGTCCTTGATCTCGGCGATCTCGGCGACGCGGCCCTTCTCGATGACGTAGCGCTTACGCTTGACACCGGACTTCACCTGGCACACATGGCTCTTGATCGGGAGCGGGTCGGGCGAGTGGTGGATCGTCACCTCCTTGCCCTTCGTGGCGGTGGCAGGGGTGACCTCGACCTTGTTGTCGCCGAACAGGGTCTGGATGACGTTGATGTTGTCCGACTCCAGGAACGTCAGCTTGATCGTGCCGTTGTACTCCTCCTGGATGTCGATGAAGATGCCGCCGTCGAAGTCCTTGATGTCGCTCGAGCTGCGGGTGATACCGACCGCGAGACCGTCCTCGGCCAGTGCGCCGTGGTCGCCGAACGCGGGGTTCAGTGCGGTGGTCGAGTCCGTGGGCACCGTGGTGCCCACGGGTGCGTTGAAGTAGACGCCGCCATCGATCGAGTGAGCGATGAAGGCGTTCTCTACCTTGACTGCCATTGTGTGCCCCTTTCAGGCGTTGTGGTCAGGGCCCGTGAAAGAGGTGTTCTGAGTTCGATATTCAAGATCGGGTGAGGATGTGGAGATGCCCGCTGAACTGCCAGCGGGTGTGCGATGGCAGATCGGGGTCGTCGAACTGGGCGATCGTGTTTCCCTCCCATCCGGTGACCCACGCGCCGGCGTAGGGTCCGCCGCCGCCAGCTGCCGCGAGGATGTCGTAACCGCGGTAGCAGTCGAGTTCGCCCCGGACCTCGTCGACGTCGAGGAATTCGACGATGATCCGGGGGTGGTCGAGCGCTGGGTCGCGGTCGCCGCCGGCCCGGGACAGTCGGATGAACCGGTCAGGGCGAGGGATCTCTGGGTCGTTGGGGAATCGGGTCCCGATGCCCACCCCGGGGTAGTGAGGTTGGAAGATCGCGATCGCGGTCGCGATTGTCGAGACGGTCACTCCATCGCCCGAATGAGGGTGTTATTCCGCGCGTTGTTGGCCATCGCGCGGGCGTCGGCGGTGACGACCGTGGTGCGCCAACGGCCCTGCGGCGCTTTGCGTCCCTGGCGGGACCCGACCGCGTAGGTGCCCTTGCCGATGGAGTTCGCGCGGTCGGCGATCTGTTGGGCGATCGCTTCCTCTTCGGCGACGATCCCCGGGTCGCGGCGGAGGTCGTAGAAGCCGTCGATGTTGAACCTAAGCCTGACTGACATCCTGCACCCGCTCCCACTGCCCCGGTGCGTACGCGGCCCACAGGTCGGACGGCTTCCGGTAGATGACGAGGACCCCGGACGGCTCGAAATCGAAGGTCGCGGTCTCGCCTTCGTACTTGTCGGCGCGTTCGTCGATCTGCCCGTCGTCGTTGACCTCGGACCTGGTGACCACGTGGATGGTTGTCATCCGCTGACCCGCCTCACGTTGATGATGTGCCCGGGAACCCACCCGAACGGGTTGCCGGCGGTCGATTCGACTCCGCCGATCTGTCGCACGACGCCTTCACCGGGGAGGGTGAGGCGGTCGCGGTGCCCGGACGTCCAGTCCGGCGGGACGATGACCTCGATGTCGACGACCTCGCGGTCGTGGCCGGCCAGTTTCGGTTCAGGCTGGCTCGACTGCGGCGGGGCCCAACCGATCACCTTGCGATTGACCGGCGGGTCCCAGGCGTCGACGGCGTTGCCGTGCGCGTTCGTCGCGCCCGCCCGGTACTTCTCGTACTGGACGTCAAACTGCGCCGGGAACGTCACGGGGTCAGGTCCACAGAGAACGCACCGCCATGGATGGAGTAACGACGCAGCTTGCGACGGTCAGCCTTGGTCAGCCACACGCCGCCGGAGGACCGGTCGGCGTCGAAGCGTCCCGAGAACTGGAATGCTGACGCCCGCATGTCGACTTCGCTGGCTGTCGAGGGGATCTCGACACCACCGACCGTGGTGGATCCGCTGAACACCCGGGCCACCATGCGCGACGCGACGACTCGCACCGTGTCGGGGACCGGATCGAACGAATCCACGCCGCAGAACTCGAGGATCTCGACGCCGGCCTCCTCCAGCAGCCCCGGCACCGCAGCGATCTCGCTGTCGGTGAGGGGCCGCCGGAGGCGGGCTTCGACGTCAGCCGTGGTTGCCAGCGTCGGGATCGCCACCGCTGCCATCCTGGCCGCCGTCGCCGGTCGAGGCCTGCGCGGCTTCGATCGCGGCGAGCACGTCGGCCTTCTTCGTCGCGCCGCCGAGGTCGATGCCCTTCTCCTTGGCGTACGCGAAGAGCTGCGGACCCTTCCACGACAGCTCCGGCGCACCTTCGGGGAAGGTGTCGTCGCCGTCGCCCTGGTCCTCATCGGCGGTGTCGTCGAGGAGGTGAGCACCGACGTCGACACCGCTGGGGATGGTGTCCCCAGCGGCGAGCTTCACGCCCTTCCCGTCGACCTCCACCCACACGACCCCTTCGAGGTCGTCACGGATCTTCGCCATGTCGGTCACTCCTCTCAGAGAACCGTCGCGGCGAGCGACAGGTTCGCGTTGGCCAAGACCGGCAGACCGATCGCGGCGCCGTGAACCCACACACCGATCGGGTCCTTGGTCTTGAACGCGCCGACGACCACGCCGGGCTGTTCGCCGGCGGCGACGCCGTAGTCGGGTTCCATCGACTCGAGGGTCTGGCCCCACCAGGTGCCGCCGAGGTCGGTGCCGTCGGGGCTGTTGGGGTCGGTCGGCGCCGGCAGGAGGAACACCTTGTTGTCGGGGATGACCCGCTGCACGGTGCCCGCGACGCGAACCTTGCGGTCGAACACCACGATCTGCGGCAGGTTGAACGACGTCAGGACCTGCTGCACGTAATCGCGGGTGACGATGTTCGGGGTGCCCGCGGTGGTGGCCGCCAGTGCCCGGAACTCCGCGCACGTGGTCATCGCGTTGTAGACGCGGGTCGACATGAGCGCGGCCCCGGGACGGTCCCCGTTGAGGTCGCTCATCGCGTCGGCCCACAGCCGCAGGTTCGTCAGCGGCGACGCCGACGCCGACACCGACCACAGTGTGGACGCGGTGACGGTGAGCGACGCGTCACGACCGAAGTCGGCCTCTGCGATGAAGCCGTTCTCGTTGATCGCGGCCTTGCCCGAGTTGATGACGGCGCCGCGCGCGACTTCTGCCCGGTCGGAGATCGCCCGACCGACGATTGCCGCGGTGTTGAGGATCGAGTTCAGGACGAGTTCGTCCTGATCGGTCCCCCGCATGCGCAGCTGGTCGTATTCCGACACCCGGACCTTACGGCCCAGCGGCGGCAGCTCGAGGGTGACGCGCTTCGCCTCGGGCGGCCCGCCGATCGATGCCTCAGCGTCGTACGACCGGTACTCCGCGGCGTCGAGCAGCCCCGACTGGCCGGCGGTGAACCGCGCGACGATGTCGGGGACGGTGCGGTTCGGCAGGAACACCGATAGCGAGCCCTTGGATGCTTCGTAGTCGGCCATCGACTGCCGCACATACCCGGTCAGGGTGGCGGGGTCGATGACGTCTGTCCACAGTGCCATTGGTACGCCCCTCTCAGACGAAGATGAACTGGCCGGAGGTCGTCGCCGTAGCGGTGACCGTGGGCGAGGTGGACGGGAGCTTGGCCAGCTTCACGCGGCCGTGGTCGAACAGCGGGGCAACGATGTCGCCGCCGCCGTCACGTACCGCCTGGTCGGTGAACAGGAAGCCCGCGAGGACTTCCGTGCCGCCCGATCCGGCGCTGTTGTAGGGCACGTACTTGCCTGACACCTTCGCCAGGGCGAATCCCGACTTGAGTCGGCCGTCCGGGTAGTGGGTGGCCTTGGTCAGTGCCGATCGGTTGATCGTCACCGTCTGGCATGCATCGGTGCCGTGCGCCGATCCGAGCCAGGACTGATCACCTGCCCCGATGGTTTCGGTCCTCAGGGTGAGGTCCATGGGTGTCCCCTTTCAGTGAGACCGGCAGGTGCGAAGTCCTGCACGTGATTACTGGGTGGTCGCCTTCTTGTGGCGCTGTTGGTAGAGCTCTGCGCCGGCGCTGACGGACTTCGCGCCGTCGTGGCCGGACGAGTTGCCCTGCTGCTGGTTGGGTTTCGGTGGCCGCGGCCCGCCACCGGTGGCCCCGAGGTCGTCGAGGAACTTCTTCGCGTCGGCCTCGATCTCCTCGCGAGTGGTGCCCTGCAGGCGCGTCGCGGACCCGATCGGGAATCCCTCGGTCGCGGCGGCGACTTGGAATTTCAGCAGCTCGGTCTGGGCTGCGGTCTGCCCGGCGACCGCTTGGTCGGCCTGACCAGTCAGGGCGTTGATCTGGTCCTGCATCTTCTGCAGTTCCGTCTTCTCGCCGTCCTGGATCTTCTTCAGTTCGGCTGCTGCCGTAGTGAATTGATCGAACGATTCGAAACCGTTCTTCTTCGCCAGCTCGTCGGGGTGCCGCTGCAGGCGCTGACCGACGATGCGATCGACGTCGGCCTGGGTGAACGTCTTGCCGTCCCCACCATCTCCGCCGTCCCCGCCCGAACCGTTTCCATCCCCGCCTCCGTCGCCCCCATCGGGAGCTCCACCCATCACTGGCCAGATCGGTCCTCGGCGTGTGAACCCGATCGCGTGCAATCCGGTGATGGGGTGAATCGGCATGTCTGCCATGGGTATTTCTCCGTAGCTCGTCAGCATCCGATCGTTTAAGCGCAGACCGTCCGCGCCTTCTCACCCGGTGTCGGGTCAGGAAGTCTGTAGTTGCCGCCAGGCGGCGAGGATGGCTTTCGGGTCGCCGCTGGCGGCGTCCTTTCGGGCCTGGATGTACTGGGCGTCCCACTCCGTGACGTAGGACGGCGGCTCATAGTCGCGGCCGGGCCGGACCTCGACCGCGATGCAGTGACAGTGGTCGTGGTAGCGGTCGCCGAGGCTCTGGTTACCCCGCGCACGACGTCCTCCGGCGAGGAACTGGCCGCTGCTGCGCCGTGTGCGTCCTGCCGCACGGTCCCGACGGTCGGCGGCCGACATCTCCTGGCCCCGCCCGACGACCTGCTCCGCCGCTTCGCGCGAGCTGTAGTACGTCGCGCCCGATCCGAGGTGCCGGGTGGCGACCATCCGGCAGAACTCGCACGCGTTCGCCGATGCGTGCCGCACCCACCGAGACCCTGGTTCCCGATCGGCGTTGTGCAGGATCGTCTGCCGCGATCCGTCGAAGACTGCGCGCTGCAGCGTCCCGGTGAGCAACGACAGCGCGGCGTCGCCGGTGGCGGTGTTGAGCGCCCAGGTCGCGCTGGTCTGCAACGCCTCTTCGGTCGGCAGCCCGGCGGCTGTCGCCTGGTAGTCGGATTCGGGTGCGGCGTCGTCGTACCACTGCGCGGAGATGTCGCCGGCCAGCGCCGCCCACGGGTCCGCGATATGCGGGAACCCGTCGACGACGAACCGGACGAACTCGGCCGAACTCAGATCCGATGCGGCCGCCCACATTTTCGCGAGGTCGTCGGCGGCGAGGGTGCTCAGTTCGCCGAGGAGGAGCTTGCGCTCACTCGGTGAGACCGTCACCGTTCTCGCCTTCCGCGCGTGCTGGCGGTGTCACGCCGCCGCCGGCGCCGGCCGGTGGCCGGACGGCGATCCGGTCGAGCGCGGTGCGTGCCGTAGCGCGACGCTTGTCGACCTCGAGCTGGCGTTGCTCAGCTTCCGAGATCCCCGCCTCGCGGTAGGTGACCGCGGAGTCGGGCGGCAGAACCTGCTGACCGACGAGCTTCGTGGTGCGGTCGGCGTCGGCGGCCGGCGTCGGCGTCGACGGGTCGAGCCAGTTCACCGACAGCTTCGCGAAGTTCTCCTCGTCGATCGACGGGTCGCGCATCATCATCGCGAGCCGCGCGACCTCGCGCCACGACCGGCCGAACATGCGCTGCCGGTACCGGGCCCGCCGCGTCAGACGAGACTCCAGCATGCGGATGCTGTCACCCGACGGCGGGTTGTCGGTCGTGAAACCCATGTAGGTGTGCGGGATACCCGCCGCGGAAGCGATGCGTTGCGCGTACGACTTCACCTGGTCGATGTACGGGGTCGGCGGGGCGGGCGTGAACTGGCCGACCTGCGGCATGACCCCGTTCTCATCGTCGTAGGGCAGGAAGTTCATGCGAGCCATCGAGATTTCCCAGCCCCGCCGCACCCGCTCCGACTTCGGCGATTCCTGCGAGATCCCGAACTGTTCCGGGTCGACACCGAGCCCGTATCGCTGCGGCGCCGTATAGAACTCGCGATTGATCTCCATCCCGAGCAACGTCCGGGCCGCCGCATCGCAGTAGTAGCGGATCGGCGGGGTGATCTCCGAGCGCCCCCACACGTCCGAGGCGCGTTCCTGGTTGACGAACCGCACGACCGGCACGCGGCCGAGGTTGTGTTCGTCGCGGTCGATCTCAGCGATCTCGCCGGTCGTCTTGTACCGGATCTTCACCGTCTGGTTCGGCAGGTACAACGATTCGGCGTTCAATGCGCGCCCGTCGTAGGACTGCGACAGCGCCGACGATGACCGGCGGCCGCGTGAATCCCACAGCGCGGTGCACGTGTTCGGCGACTCGCCGGTGATCAGGACGTCCGGTTCGCCGTCGGCGCCGGTGCCGACCGCGATGAACCCGATCCCGACGATCAACGCGTCCACGGTGACCTGCGACTGCTCGACGTCGAGAGAGTTCGCGAGGTAGTCGGCGGCCAGCTGCTGCAGGTCGCCGGTCGACACCCAGCCGTCCCACTCGATGCGTTCGGCGAGCACGTTGACGACGGTTTCGGCGAAGTCGACGTGCACGCTGATGTCGGCCAGATTCGGCGGGACCGCGATGTCGAGATTCCGGGCCAGGTACTTGCCCTCGTACCGGGCGATTTTCTGCCGGTTCCGTTGGCGGTGGTTGGCGAGCTGGGCCCGCAGCTTCCCGTGGGTCTGCTGTTCGTCGTCCGACAGCTTGAGTGTGGGCAGCGCCAGCGCAACCGTCATGCCAGCACCACCTTCCGCTTCTTCCGAGCACCAACGCGAACCTTGTTGCTGTTCAGCACAATTCGACGACCCATCAGGGCGCCGACCATGCAAACCGCGAGGTCGACGAGCTTCTTCGAGTCCCGGGACTCCTTGCCGAGCGACACTCCCCACTGGTTCGGGCGGCGTTTCGCGTGCTGGGTGTGCAACCGCAGACCGGCGTCGCCGTCATGGGTGAACGACGGCGGCGCGTCCGGCGGCCGCTCATCCACCCACTCGATGACCAGCTCCGACATCTCGGTGAACGCCCGGTTCCGGTCCACCGCGCCGCGCTGCGACAACCGCATGTCGAACTTCACGGCATGGCCGATGTTCGCGCCCGGCGTCGCCCACACCTTCAGCTTCCGGCCGAAGTCGCGGTGCCACTGATCGATCAGCTCGGCCCAGTACAGCGCCTCGTCCTCATCGTCGCGCGCCGGCGACGGATCGACACCGAACCACTCCACTCGGTATCGGGTGAACGTCTCCCTCACCTTCGCGTCCACCTCGTGGCGCGGGGCGAGCCAGCCCTTCCCGCGGTCACCACGAGGGCGCTGCCACAGCCCGAGCACGAACACATGCCCGTCGATGAGGCGGCAGCCGACGAGCCCCGTCGCGTCCTCAGACTTCGAGCAGTCCAGGAACATCGCGATCTGGTCGCCGTCGGCGACCACCGCCGTCGGCCGCGAGAGGGTGTCGAACTTCCCCGGGTCGACCCACGCGTCCTCCGCGGCGCCGAGACCGTTGAAGTAGAAACGGATGGTCTCCGCAACCGAGGTCCGCGAATCCAGGATCTCCGCTTCGAGACGATCCAGATCGGCCCACGGCGCATCCGAGTAGGCCTGCACCAGCGACTTCCGCAACTCGGGCAGCTTCGTCATGTCCAAGTTCGGATCCGCTTCGATCGAGTCGTAGAGGATGTCCTTGCGCATGTTCTTGAACCGGCCCGACACCTGGTCCTGCCACGACTCATACGACCGCTCGGCCGTCGAGTCCGAGCCCTGGGTGTGGGCGTTGGTGTACTCACACAGCCGCGCCTGCAACGTCTTCGGCGACTTACCGACGTTGCGGCGCGCCACCGCGGTGACACGGTGGCCGCCCGACGACTCCGTCATGTGGTGCGACTCGTTGAGCGCGATGAACGTCGCCGGGTCGCCTTCCGAGGACGCCTCCGATGCGGTGAGCACCTCGAGCCGGCCGCGGCCCTTCAAGATCGTGCGGGTCTCGCCGCAGTCGAGGTCGTGCCACTCCCGTGCATCGTTCGACCACATCGCATTGGCGACCCGAAGCATGTCCTTCGACTGCTCTTCGGAGTTCGACGAGATCTGCACCAGCGGCATCCGGTGCGCCACACCGGCCCACCCGTCGGCGCCGTCCGACACCAGCTGCGACGGACCGGCGAGCTCGATGTTGCAGTGCGCGCCACCGAACGGGTCCTTGCCGGTGCCCTTCGCGCCGCGCTTCACCCCGGACCGGAACACGAACCGGCCCTGCGGCGTGTAGTGGTACCAGAGGACGAGGAAACGCTTCTGCCCTCGAGTGAACCGCCACGGCTCACCGGTCTGATAGTGGATCAGGCCGGGCCCGTACTCCTCGAACTCGTCGTCGGTCAACCGGTTCTCGGCCCACCGAATGATCAACGGACCCAGCGACGACTCCGCGATACGTTGCCGCTCCGCCGGATCAGTCGGCCACGGGATCGAACACCAGGCGCCGGACTCCGGATCGACCCAGTAGCCCGGTGGCAGCTGCCCCTGGTCAGAGGTCGCGGTAGTCATCCATCTTCGTCACCGTCGCCGGAGCCTCGTTGTCCGGCTTCGGATCCACGTATCGAATCCGCAGATCCCGGCGGTAGTCGTTGGTGGTGCCGAGGACCTTCTCCCGGTTCCGCAGCTCGGTCGCAACCCGCGGGTCACCGGCATGGAACTGGGCGGCCAACTCGATCGCGTCGAGCGCGAAGTCCCACTCGGCGTCGCCCCACAGGATGCAGTGCGGCATCGCCGCCCACGCCGCCCACTTGTCCTTCGTCCGCTTCATCCAGGGCTGACCGTTCGCCCGGGTCCGCGGGAGCTTCTTCCCATCCGCGAACGGGACGTTGACGACATCGGTCCAGTCGTAGGTCGGCTTCCCGCGGTGCCGAGCCTCACCCTCCGGCTTCGCCTTCCGTCCGGTGACCGGCATCGCGATCACCTCCTCGGAGCTCTGCTGTACGAAACACTGCCCCTCCCAACGATTCGAGTTTCGTACAGACCGTCAGGCCCT